CCGAATGCGACCACAGGGCACGGATCTGCTCGTTCAACTCGGCAGCAGACCGCACCGGACCAGAGACAGCAGCGGGGGACATGATCCAAGAGTACGGCCTCCGACCCTCACTGCGGAGGGGCATCCTTCGTCAGGAGTGCGTACACGGCCGCCACCTTAACGCTGGCCGCAACGGCACGCCGTACACGGTCCGCATCCCATTCAGTCAGCAGCCAGTCCGACTTTGACGAGTTGCAGGTGACGCAAGCAGGGACAAGGTTCGAAGGGTCGTGGGTGCCACCACGCGCCCACGGCTTGATGTGGTCGATGACCGAGGCGGCGCCGCCGCAGTAGACGCACGGCCCTTCCGCCTCAACCGCTCGACGCACGGCAGCAGGTATCTGAGAGCGCCACAGCGGCCGGTCCAAACGCCTCCCGCTGTTCCACGCATTCAGGTACTCGTCTGGCCGCCGCCCCGTCTTCGCCGACAGGCTTGCGGCGGCCAAACGTTCCCACGGGCTGTTGCTCACTCAGGCCTCCGGTTGTACTGGTCAAGGGCTGCCTTGCTGGTCGATGCGTCCAAGAGGCGCAACTCCCACGGTCCGGTGTTCACGTCGAAGTCCCGACCGAATCCAACCCACTTGCCGGCCATGCGGCGTCCAGTCGGCTCGGCAAGCATCTGCAGGGCGCCGAAGTAGCGGGCGCCCTGGTAGTAGCCCTCTCGTGCCGTCTGCTCGGTCCAGGTGCCGGTTACGGCGTTGCCGTCCAGTTGCAGGTCCAGAGTGAGGGGGCTGTCCGGGTTGAGGGACGCGTTCGGAAGGCTACGGCCGTTCAGTCGGTTGCCGTGTTGGAGTAGTACGACGTGGTGCTTCCCGGTGAAGACCTCGTTGTTTCGGCCGCTAGAGACGTACTCGTAGGTGCTGAGCCAGACGCCGGAGTAGTTCTCGCGTGACGATGCCTGCGGGCTGCGAACCCCATTCGCCACCGGAATCCCAATGGGGGAGTCTTCAAGGTCGTGGCCGCCACGGCCGTCGTCGGAGACTCGGGCGAAGGTGGAGGCAGGGAAGCCGAGGGATTCGATGGGCATCCCGGTAACAGACTCCAGGGCGCGGGCGTAGAGGGGCCTTGGGGCTGCGGTTGTTCCCGCTTCCCAGCGCTGCACCAGTCGTTTGGAGGCGTCGTTGGGTGCGCCTGCTGCTGTGCCAGCGTCGCGGAGTGCGCGGGCGAATTCGTCCTGACTCATGAGCAGCCCCAAGCGGACTGCCCGAAGGGTGCTGTTCGGGGTGGTCATGTGTCTACGTTAGACGCTCAGGCTGCTAAATGACACCGGAATGACGCCCCTCGTGTCGCCGGTATGACGCCGCATTCGTCGTCGCGCTACCTATAGCGATGGGGCGATCGTGACCAGTAACGAAAGCCCCGGCGGTCGCGCGAACGACCCCGGGGCGTGGTCGACTACCGAGGAGCCGACATGCCTCACCGTATCGCCCGACCAGCGGTCACAACAGACCTGGACCAGGTGCCGCCCGACATCGCCACGATGCGCGCCACCGCCCGCCGGCTGCTCGCCGAAGACGCGGCACCGATCAGCCCGGACGAGCTGGAGACGCTGCGGCTCGCCCTCCGCGGGCACCTGCAGCTGCTCATCCCCATCATCGAGGCGATGACCCTGGGCCTGCCGAAGGACGACGTCCCCCGGGCATGCGCTCTGGCCTGTACCCGCGAGGCTTACACGCGGCTGCGGCTGGGGGTCGGCGACTACCCGCCGGTGCGGATGTCCGTGGCTATGCGGCTGGCTCGTTCCGTCCAGGCCCTGTGCGACCACTACGAGAACCTCGCCAAGGGCTGACCGCGCAGACTCCGGCGCCTTGCGGGCGCCGGTAGGGCCGCCCCTGGACGGCGAAACGGGGGCGGCCCCCACAGAGCACGTCAGATCGAGTGACAAGGAGAACAGCATGCCCCTGAAGGAAGCACTCCAGCGCACGATCCTGCTGGCGGTCGGTGGCGGCGACGAGGACGACGGCGGCGAACCCAACCCGCCGACGGGCGACTCCGACGACGGCCGCGACTACAGCAACTGACCCAAAGAAACTGTCGGCCTCCGCCCGTACAGTGGCGGAGGCCGACCCCACGACGAGAGGACGACAAGATGGCGAAGGACATGCACGGCACCGGCAGGGTCACGATCTTCCCATTCCTCCACGACTGGGAAACCGGATCCCGCTGCGTCCTCGCCTACACCACCACCGACGGCGGCCTCACCGCAGTCCTCGGCGTCATCCCCATCGAAGGCAACGTCCACGAGCCCGGCGACCTGTTCGCCATGGCCGCCCGCCACGCCTTCATCGGCGAGTGGAAAGGTAGCCACGAACAGCGCTGCGGCTGCTGGCTCGCCTGCCTCGGCTCCGGATCCCGCACCGTCCGTAAGACCAACACGATCGACGTAGCAAACACGGCATGGACCGTGGATATGGCGCGCGCCGTCGACCTCGACAGCCCCTACTACGGGCACCTGCGGGTCCACGCCGGCCGGTTGACGCTGGCGGACGATGCCCTGATGGAGCAGGCCCGCGCCCTCGTCCCTGTCCCCGTGGCGGTCGGGTAGCCACACATGCTGGCCCCGTCCGTCTGCTTCCCCCGTGGTGGATGGGCGGGGCCTTCTGCTGCCTGGATCGGTGTATGGGTAAAAGAATCTTGCTTCCGCCGCGACGGACGCCCTGTCCTCCCGCGTAGAGCAGGTGTCAGGGCCGAAAGGCCGTCTGTCACCTGACTAGGTCAGCGAGGGAGACGCCGATGGCGGCGGCGATGCGGATCAGGGTGTCGAGTTTGGGTGAGGCGTGCCCTTGTTCGATCCGGCTGTAGGTGGCCACATCGATGCCGGAACGCTCGCAGACGTCGAGCTGGGTGAGGTCGTGGTCTTCTCGGACGCGGCGGATCCGATCGCCCACCTGTCGACGGCGGGCGATGACCCAGTCGTCAGGCGGGGTGGGGCGCGGCACTCGTCCACGCTCCCGACTTCATGATCAGTTGTGATTAGGGCCGACCCTAATTTGAGTGATCAAGGTTCGGCATCGTTAGATGTGCTGCCCACGTAATAGCTGTGTGTCTGCTGTGCGCTAACCCACCGGACCGCATCTATGCAAAGGGCCTGCCTGAGCATGCTGGGGACGCTGGCGTGACGCCGGCCCCCCCAGCGCATACGGGCGATGTACCGGTGTTCCTGTGTCCGCCGGAAAGCGTCGTCCTCGCTCTGACTTTTAGTCAGAGCAAGACCGCCCCACCCCCTGACCGGGGTGGGGCGGTCTACGTTTGTACGAGCGACCCCCGCCGACGCGTTCGGCGGGGGTCGCCGCCCACGGGCCCGGTCTCCCCACCGGGGCCCCGCAGGTGACGACGAGCCTGTGTCTGGCGCGCGTTGGGGAGTCACGCCGTCCTCGTCCTGCTCGAAACTTTACGTTGCCTGGAGCACCCTTCAAGTCCCCCGTAAGAGGCATTACCAAACCATGATCGTCTGGCGGTGTGGACTCCATGTGGACTTCGATCATGAAAGGGGCCTCCCGTTCGAATGAACGAGAGGCCCCTCACGTGCTCTGACCTGCTACGCAGTCTGTGCCCCCGGCAGGATTCGAACCTGCGACACCCGCTTTAGGAGAAAAAGTAGAACCCTCTCCCGTCCCGCCGAGACTCGCCGAGACTCACCGAGCGCCACCAACAAGGGGGCCTGACCTGCGATTTCGAGCACATCCGAGACTCACCGAGATCCACCGAGCAGGTTTTGTGGACTCCACGTGGACTCCGCGGACTCCACAAGATCAAACAGCCCGGAGAACTCGAACAGCAGACTCATCCGGGCCAACCATCCTCGCCCGCACCTGAGCCGCCACATCCTCCGGCGCATGCTGATAAATCCACGTCACCTTCGAACCACGGTCATGCCCCAACACCGCCTGAGCATCCTTCTCCGGCACCCCGATGTCCTTCAGCCACGTCGCGAAGACGTGCCGAAGACTGTGCACGTGCGGCCACCACTCCAGCCGACCCGTCTCCGGATTCTTCACCTTCCGGGCCAGACCAGCATCCTGAATGGCCGGCACCCACACCCTGCGGAAGTTGTGCCGCGTGAGCGTGCCGCCCTGCGGACCGCGGAACACCAGCTCGTCCGGAACGAGGTCGTAGGGATCCTCACCGATCGGGGTGACGGTGTCCCGCGGACGCCACCGATTCACCATGGTGCGAATCGCATCGGTGGCCTCCGGGGTCAGCGGAACCGTCCGGAACCCGGCCACCGACTTGGGTGCCGCCTTCCGGAACAACCTGCCGTTGTCCTCGCTGAGCACTTCCTTCACCTTGAGGTGGTTAGCCTCCAAGTCCACGTTCTCCCACCGCAGGCCCGTCGCTTCACCCCACCGCAGGCCGGTGTGCTCCAAGAACACCACGAACGGCCGGTAATACGACGGGATGTGCTCGCGGATCAGCTGACACTGCTCACGGGTCGGCGGACGCAGCTCGTCGGCATGCTTCTTCGGCGCGGCCTCGATGTCCACCTCCGCAGCCGGATTGAACGGGATCCGCTTGCCGTCCTTCACCGCAGCCCGCAGCATCGCGCCGAGGAGCTCCAACACCTTCTTCTTAGTGTGGTGCCCCTTCACCTCGTTCGTGAGCCAGTCCTGCAGCCCGATGTACTCCAGGTCGCACAGCCGCCACCGGCCCCACTTCGGCTCGATGTGAACCCGCCAGTTCGACAACTTCCTGTTCGTCGTCGTGACGGCTTTCTTCGGCTGCGCCGGCCACCACAGGTCCCACCACTGGGCGAGGGTGATCTCGCCGCGGGTGGGATCGTTGTAGGTGCGGCGCCGCACGCGGGTGCGGACGTCGTCGAGGAAGTCCTCCGCCTGCGCCTTCTTGTCGAAGTTCTTGGCTTTCTGCTTGCCGGCCGGGTCGCGGTAGCGGGCCTGCCAGCTGCCTTGGCAGTCGCGGCGCCGCTTGCGGTCGCCGTACTGCTCGGGCGGGTAGGCCTCCATGCACAGTTGGCAGCCGCACGTCTTGCTACGGATCTGCCGAGGGTTGTTGCTCCCCCTACGCGCCAAGGTGCATCACCTCGTCACTGCTCCTTCGCTGGATCGGAATCGCGGGGAGCAGGATGACCTCCTCTCCGCACCAGCAGCGTGCACCGAATGGAGGCTGGGGGATACCAAGTTCGTTGAGTACCGCCTGGATGGCGCGGAGGGTGAACAGCGCAGTGAGGGACAGTTCGGCAGGGATGGTGATGATCTGACGTTCGGCATCCCAGGGTTCGAGATGGTCGCGCGGAGCGAAGCGGACGCGGATGCACATATGGATCCCCCGGGTTGGCGGGTGTGACGGGTGTTCGCCAACGGGGGAGAACGTCGGCCGTGTGCTCGAACGTACCCCGGTGAGACTGAATATGCGACTCCCCTGTGCAGATTTTGTGTGCAGGATCTGACAGGGAGTGACGAAGTCCGTTTAACGAAGACTCCATACTTCGGGTAACGGTTGCATGCGACTTTCTGACACGAGGTCAAGAAGGTCAGTCGTTGCTGTCCGCCACCGCTTTGGCCTGGATCAACAGCATCTGACGCTGTTCCTCGGTCAGCCGGTCGAGGACGTCGAGGACGGCCTTCCGGCTGTCCGCCGAAAGCGGGGCGGGCGCCCTTCTTCCTGCGGCGGCAAGCAGTCGCTCGGCCGGGAACTTCGGGAACAGCTCGGCGAGCGCGCGGATCGCAGCGCCACGCGGAGTCCGCTTGCCGTGCACCCAGGTGTTCACGGCGGCAACGGAGATCTGAAGGCCATGCGCCGACAGGCGTCGCGCCACCTCGCTGTCGGACACGCCATACGTGTCCTTGAGGGCGGCGAACGCCTGGGCAAAGGTCTCGGTCGCCTCGCCGGCGGGCTGCTCGCGGTTGTCCACGGGGCAAGACTGCCCGCACCTTCTACTTTCCGCAAGTAAAAGTAGAAGGTGTGGCGTGAACTTGACGGCGCGCGGTCTCCCCATTACGCGCCGTTGCGCAGGGCATATGCCAGCACACTAGAACACGCGTTCGAAGATCGCACCTGACATGACACAACTCGACGAAACTCGGCGAAACCCTTGACCCGCTTCAACTTCAACTGTAGAAATGTCGTATCGCCCCAACGGGACGAAACCCAGCCAACACCCAGGCACGAGGTCGCCGAATGCCGAAACTGCACCGCAAGCGCGACGGACAACCCATCCGCGACGCCATGGCCCGCGCCGGCCTCTCCGGCCCGGAACTCGCCGAGGCGACCAAGGAGGTTGACCCCACCGGCAAGGGCGTAAGCCCAGCCACCGTCGGGCGCATCACGGGGCAGGGCAAAACCGCTCGCGAACGCTGCGAGCTCGACACGGCCTGGTTCGTCGCCGAAGCACTCCACCGGAGGACGAACGCCCCCCTCCAGGACCTCTTTGCCATGCCCACAGGTTCAACTTCGACAGTAGAAAGGTCAAGCTCCGATGCCGAAGAAGAGTGACCGCCGGGTCCCCCTCCCCGCCGGCCTGCTTCCACTGCTGAGTCAGAAGGAGCTGGAGACGTACTACGGCGTCTCCGACTGGACCGTCCTTCAGTGGATCGACGCCGGCATGCCGACCGAGCCCTTCGAGGGCCGCGGGCGCCGCTTCGACCTGGACAAGGTCCGCGCCTGGCACGCCACCCGCACCCAGCAGCTCGCCGCCACGGCCTGAACCACCCCTAAGCGCCGAAGGGCCGCCCAGCTTGCCCGGCCGGCGACCCAACGACCGGCGCACCCCTACGAACACAGAAGGAGAGGCCACCGATGGCCCATAACCCTACCTTGCAGATCAGCGCGGCGACCGCGCTGGTGCAGCTCCTGGCGGAACACCCCGACCTGTCGGAGCACCTGTCGTGGTCCATCTGCCGGACCAGCCCGACCCTCATCGGCTACGTGGTCGACGGCGACATGTCCGTGCTGGCCGACTGCGCCGGCTTCCTGGGCGGCAGCATCCGGGCCGGCAGGGAGTACAAGAGCGGCGACCAACTGCTGCGGCAACACGTGCTGACGGCGCGCTGGCGGGATGTCCCGGTCGAGGTCGTCGTGTCGGTGCCGGTGTGCACGCTGGCGGTGGCGGCATGAACACCCGCCGGGTGAACGCGGCGGCGGATGTGATCTGCCGGGCGATGGAGAACGGGCGTCGGGTGCCGGCGGCTATGGCTGTGGCGCTGGAGTCGGCGCAGATGCTGATGTCGCCCGAGATGGCCGCCGAGATGGAGCAGCTGCAGAACCGGGTTGCCGAGCTGGAGCAGGAGCTGGCGGCGCTGACTGCGCAGAACGAGACGTTGCGCGCCAAGCACGCGGATGGGATCACACGCCGGATCGTGCCGGTGCAGGTACTCCGCGAGGAAGGCGAACACGAAGCGTCGGTCCGCCACAGCTACCGGCTGGGCCGGGACCTGCCGCCGATCGGCGGCGTCCTGTGAACGCCGCCAGCCTCACCGACTGGGCCGCATTCCTGTCGCTCGGCACCGCGATCACCGCGGGCGTCTCGATCCCGTTCTGGCTGCTGGTCGACGCCGAACTCGCGGACTTCGACCCGCGGCTGGCCTTGGACCGGCTGGTCCGGTCGGGGCGGATCGACCTGGTCCTGAACGCCGTGGCGAACGTCCGGCATGACGCCCGTGAAGCCCGCCGCCGGGCCGCGATCACCGTGGCCGCGCTGTTCCTGCTCCTCTCCGCTCCCACCGCCGAGGTGACCCGATGAACCACTCGAAGAAGCCGGGCATGTCCTTCAGCCTCGGCACCAACCACCTGCACGGCGTCGCCCGGTTCGATCAGATCCGCAACGACACCCTGATCCAACTGGTGCAGTCCTGGGCCGAGCCGAAGGCCCGCGACGAGATCCTCGACGCCTTGGACGAACTCGCCGCCGTCGTCTGCGGCCCGCGGGGCGAGGGCGAGCTCGACGCCGCGATCGAGCAGGTCGAAGACGCGTCCGGGATGGACACCGCGCAGATCGAGGTGTCGTCGTCGGACGCCCGCCGACTGCTGGACGAGCTGACCGAGGTGACGCGCCGCCTGTCGCGGTTCAACCCGAAGCGCCTGCTGTCCTCTCAGCGCCGTGAGGGGGGTGCGGCGGCATGATCATCGTGCAGCCCGAGATCGCCGACCTCGTCGCCCGGCAGCGGCTCGCCGCGGGTATCGCCGCCGAAGCCCGCCACCAGATGGACGCTAACGCTGACGCCGTGTTCGCCCGCATGGCCTGCGAGCACCCCGAGGCCTGCAGCTGTCCCGAGGACTACCCGGGCTGGACGCCGGGAGGTGCCCGGTGAGCCGTCTCTCGAAGCGTCCGCGCACCAACCACGCGGCCACCGCGCAAGCCCTCCAGGCCCAGCCGGGCGTGTGGCTGGTCGTCGGGGACTACCGCAACAGCATCAGCGCCGACTCCCTGGCCAAGCGCATCCGCTCCGGCTACCCGATCGGCGCTCCCACGGCCGGCACCCCGTACCAGCCCGTCGGCGCCTACGAGACGCGCACCGAGCCCGTCGATGACGGCACCCGCGTCCACGCCCGCTACACCGAACCCAGGAAGGACGTGCGCCCGTGAGCGCCGAACTCGTGAAGCACCAAGCCGCCGCCCCCGCCCAACGGGGCGGCGCCCTCTCCCTCTCCACCATGACCCCGCACGACGCCTGGAAGTTCGCCGAGGCGCTCGCCGGCTCGGGCATGCTCCCGCGCCAGTACCAGAACAACCCGGCCTCCGTCCTGTGGGCGCTGGAGTACGGCCGCGCCATCGGCCTGGACGTCATCACCACCACCCAGTCCGTTCACGTCATCCAGGGCCGCGCCACCGCCAGCGCGGACCTGATGGCCTCCCTCACCCGCCGGGCCGGCCACCGCATGCGGATCAGCGGAGATGACACCCGCGCCGAGGTCACCATCTTCCGCGCGGACGACCCGGAGTTCCCGTTCACCGCGGTGTGGGACATCGCGAAGGCGACGCGCGCGAAGCTCACCGGTAAGGACACGTGGAAGCAGTTCCCGGGTGCGATGCTCCGGGCGCGTGCGATCTCCGAGTGCGTGCGGATGGCGTGCCCGGAGGTGCTGCACGGCAGCATCTACACCCCGGAGGAGATCGGCGCGAACGTCGACGCCGACGGCATGCCGGTCGAAGCAGAGGTGCATCAGCTCCGCCGCGTGCAGCCGGGTGAGGCCGACCAGTGGTGCACTCCCACCCCGGCCGCCGAGCCGACCATCTCACCCGAGCAGAGTTTCGCGGACGCCGCGGGTACGACCAAGAACCAGGCGGCCGTCAAGGAGATGTACAAGCAGGCACACGCGGCTGGTCTCCTCGCTGCCACGGTCAAGGTCGGCGAGGAGTCGCAGGAGCTCGGCGCCTACCTGATCGCCCGCGGTCAGGAGCTCGCCCAGCCCGCGCCGCAGCGTCCCGACCCGGTCGAGACCGGACCCGCGCCTTACTCGATGTCCGACGCAATCGGCGCGGCAGGTGGCATCGACGGCGCGTTCACCGACGACGGGCCGGACGTCGAGGTCGTCGCCGAGGGCGAGACCGAAGCCGACAAGGCGGAACGCGAACTCCGCGCCGCCGCCCAGGCCGCCGGACTGGACAACCTCGACGAGGAGTTCGAGCGCTCCTACGGCCTGCCCATCGCACAGGCCGGCGCTCAGCAGATGCGGCAGATGACCGCGATCCTCACCGGCTCCGCCGCCTAAGCCGCCACCAGTTGGGGTCGCCCTGCCCGTCGGAAGCAGGCAGGGCGACCCCGCCCAAGGAGACCACGAATCATGAACCTCAAGGAAGCAGCAGCGCGCGAGGCCGCGTTGAAGACGCTCCTCGACAAGGTGAAGGACGCCTACGAGGACGCCCGCAAGGAAACCCGCGCCGCGCTCGAAGCCGCCGCCGAAACTACCGGCGTCCGCCAGGTCGCCGTCAGCCTCCCCGACGGCCCCGACATCGCCACCGTCAGCCTCTCCTCCGGTGAAGCCGCTGCCCGCGTCGTCGACGAGGACGCGTACACCGCCTGGGTGCTGGCCAACTACGGCACCGAGATCGAGCGGAAGTTCGTCACCACCGTCCGGCAGGCGTTCACCGACCAGCTCCTCAAGCAGATCACCGCCATCGGTACCGGCGAGTGGGCCGACGCCGACGGGGTCCTGCAGAAGGTGCCGGGGGTGGAAATGGCCCCGGCCCGCGCCCGCACCCACTCCGTCCGCTTCAAGCAGGACGGCCGCGCCCAGGTGATGCAGGCCTGGCGTGAGGGCCGCCTGACGGCCGCCATCCTCCCCGAACTCACCGCAGGAGACGCCCAGTGACTGCCATCGCCTTCGTCGACACCGAGACCACAGGACTTGACCCCCAGCGTCACGAGGTCTGGGAGGTCGCCATCATCCTCCGCAGGGACGACGTCGACACCGAGCACCTGTGGCAGATCCGCCCCCCGGAGGGCCACCTGCGACACATTGCCCAGCCGGATGCCCTGAAGATCAATCGGTACTACGAGCGGATCGCCGTACCGCACGGCGCCGAGGCCGCCGACCTGCTGCATCCCGAAGGCCCGCACCCGCTGACGGTCATCGGTGCCGCCACCGGAATCGCCGAGGTACTTACGGGCGCCGTACTGGTCGGTTCCAACCCTGGCTTCGACGCTGCGTTCCTTCGCCGCTTCCTCGGTCTGGGAGAGCCGCCGTGGCACTACCGGCCGGTCGATATCGCCACCCTCGCCGCCGGACGCAAGCTCGGCATGGTCGAGATGATCCGCCAGGTTGGCGGCAAGGGCCTCCCGTCCGACAAGGTGACGTTCCCCTTCTCCTCGCGAGACCTGTCCCGCTGGGTCGGTGTCGAGCCGCCTGGCGACGACGTCGCGCACACCGCCCTCGGTGACGCCCGCTGGGCCCGCGACGTGTTCGACGCGGTGACGGGCGGTGGCCGCTGATGTTCGTGACCCTGGCCACGCACAACCGGACCTTGCGCATCCTCGCGGGCGAGTCCCGCCGCCGGCAGGAAGCCGAGGCCAAGCTCGTCGAGAAGGACACGGCGATCCTGCGCCTGCAGTCCCTCGTCGAGCACCACCGCGACGAGCACCCCGATGCTCCTGTCGTAGTGCAGCCGGCCACCGGCGAGGCCCGGCTGGTGCAGCAACTTGCGCTGTCAGAGCGGGCCCGGAAACAACTCGACCAGCAGTGCCTCACCTTGCACTGGGCGAACCTGCAGCAGGAGCACGAACTGTGCCAGCTCCGCGAGCAGCTCGCCGAGGTGCAGGCCGCCGCCGAGGAGGTGGCGTCGTGAAGCTCGCCGCCCGCTACTTCGGCCGCGCAACCGGCCGCCACCGTGTCGGCCGCCTCCCCGGCCAGCTCTTCCACACCCGGCTCGTCCACTGCACCCAATGCGGCGTCCTGGCCGCAGCCACCGTCCACGGCAGCCTGCTCCGCTGCACCGAAGGCCACCAGATCGGAGACGACGCGTGAACACCGTCATCGACATCGGCTACGGCGCCGTGATGCTCCTGCTGGCCGTCGCGCTGTGGCGGCTGGACCGCAAGAACCAGCGCCGCATGGCCGCCCGGCAAGCCGCATTCATCCGCAGCACCCTCCCGCCCGGCAAGGCCGTCCGGGAGACGGAGCCCGGCTTCAACCTCGCCGACCAGGACGAGTGCGAACTCATCTGGGCCATGCCCGCCTACACCGGCGCCGACCGACTGCGGGACGCCATCCGTGACCAGCAGACCAAGGGGGACCAGTGACCACGCCGACCAAGCCCCGCTCCAACTACGCGCGCGGCCGCGACCTCGAACACCGCGTCCGCACCCACCTCCGCGACGAAGGCTACGAAGTCCTCCGGACCGCAGGCTCCAAGAGCAAGGTGGACCTGGTCGCCATCAAGCCGGGACAGGTGCTGTTCGTCCAGTGCAAGCGGTCCGGCGCGCTCCCGCCCGCGGAGTGGAACGGGCTGTGGGACCTCGCGCAGATGGTCGGCGCGGTCCCGGTGCTCGCCGAGCAGATGCCGCGCGGGCGCCGCTACTGGCGGCTCACCGGCCGCAAGGACCAGCCCGGCAAACGCCAGCCCTACACCGAGCTCACCATCGACGAACTCGCCGCGGGGGTGGCTGTCTGATGCCGCCTCGCCCGAACGCCACCCGCGCGGACGTCGTCGCCCTGCTCTGCGAAGGCCTCTCCGACAAGCGCATCGCGAAGACGCTCCGCACCAGCCACATGCGGGTCGCAGCCATCCGCAAGGAACTCGACCTCCCCCGCTACGAGCGGACCCGCATCGCCCTCGAACGAGCCTGGACGACTCGCACCCAACCCACCGACGGCGGGCACCTTGCCTGGTCCGGGTTCTGGCGTGAAGGCGTCCAGCCGGTCCTCAAGCACCAGGGCGCCGAGTACTCCGCCCGCCGCCTCGCCTTCCGCATGGCGAATGGCCGTGAGCCGGAGGGCCGCGTGCACGCCGGCTGCGGCTGGCCGCCCTGCGTGCGACCGGAGCACGTCGAAGACCAGCCCATGCGCGACCAACTCCGCAACCAGTACGCAGCGATATTCGGAGCCTGACCATGAGCAACTACACCGGCGCCGTCCCCGACACCAAGCGCAAGCCCGACTGGCGCGACGACGCAGCCTGCGGCGGCCACGACACCGAGCTGTACTTCAGCGCCCTCTCCGAGGAAACCGCCAAGGCCGCCTGCCGCGGCTGCCCCGTGGTCGACGAGTGCCTGCAGTTCGCCCTCGACGAGAACATCGGCTTCGGCGTGTTTGGTGGCCTCACGGAACACGAGCGGGCCTCTCTGCACCGCGTCTCGGTCCGCCGGAAGCTGACCACCGAGGAACTCAACGAACGCTCCCGGTACGCCCGCCAGCCCAAGGAACCCCGCACCCTGCGCTGGCTGTTCGACATCAACACCATCGCCGCGTTCGGCGACCACCTCACCTGGACCGGCCCGAACAAGCCCAAGTTCCAAGGCCAGGTGTACACGCCGAAGCAGCTGGCGTTCATCGTCGGCCGCGGCCAACGACCGAACGGGATCCTCCGCGCCACGTGCGGCACCCCAGAATGCGTCCGCCCCGAGCACCTCGCCGACAGCCGCGAACGACACGGCACCACGCCGGAAGCCGACGCCGCATGATGCCCAGCCACCTGTGCGGCCACTGGATCGGCGCCGAGCAGCGGCACTGCGACAGCGCCGACCACGTCCGCCATTTCCTGCCGGGCCACCGCTGTCAGATCCACACCCCGAACGCCCTCAAGGGGCTCCCCGAGGTCCCCCCCGGCCCCGGCCGGCCCCGCGACTGGGCGACACCGCCCCCGCTCCGCACCCCAACCGCCCGCGACCGACGCCACCTGACCGTCGTGAAGAACCCGGAGGCAACCCGATGACCGGCCGTCCCATCACCGGCGAAACCCGGATACGCGTCCGGGCGCGCGCCGCCCGCCTGTACATGGAGGGCTGCACCCTGCAATCCGTCGCCCGGCAGATCGGCTACAGCTACGGCACCGCTCGAACCCTGGTCCTCGAAGCCGGCGTCCGGATCCGCGCCCGCGGCGGCTTCCGATGACCGCCGTGCAACCCGCCCTCGACGGCACCCTGCCCGCCCCGGCCGAAGACTTCGAGACCTGGGCAGAACACGTCCGCCCCGCATTCACCGCAGCCGCCAAATCCGGCCGGGAATTCGCGTCCTGGCACATCAAGGTCGCCGAACAACTCCCCGACCCACCCAACCCGAAAGCCATGTGGGGCCAGCTGCTCCACCGGCTCCACGAGGAAGGGCTCATAGAACCCGCCTCCTGGACAACCACCCGCGACGGCAGCGGAGTCCGCACCTGGCGCGGCACGCGGGCGGCACGGACCGGACGGATCGCGTAACCACCACCCCAAGGAGACCAGCAGTGAACTCTTGGCACCACGCCCAGAGCAGCGCCCGCAAGTGGGGCGGCAGCCCCGACCTGTACCTGCCCGTCCACGAGTTCATCGACAGCTCGAAGCAAGTCATCGGCGACGTCCGGCATCGGTCGCTCTACCACCACACCGCGGGCGTCTGGCTGTGTCAGCGGATCTTCGGCGTCACCCTCGACGTCCCCAAGCAGCGGTCCACCGTGCAGGTCCCCGTCCGGCTCATCGCCGAACAGCACGTCCTCGAAGACCTCGGCTGGCTTCCCTCCCCGGCGGACTACCTCGACGGCATGCCCATCGCGCCGTGGATGTCCGGCAGCCAGCGCAAGACCGTGCCCCTCTCCCACCTCCTCCTCAACCAGCCCACCGGAGTGAACCAGTGACCAGCAACTTCCTCGGCATCCCGATCAACGGCGACATCACCCGCGGTGAGACCCGCGTCGAGCAGAAGCCGATCGAGGAACTCCAGCCGATCCTTCAGGCAGTCCTCGACGACCCGACGATCGTCGAGTTCGGGTGGCGGCAGTACACCCCCTACTTCAACGACGGCGAGCCCTGCACCTTCAGCGCCCACGGCACCTGGGTACGCACCGACACCGACGGCGACGTCGACGACCAGTACGAGCTGGAGCTCGACGGCAAGCACCGCAGCCTCGGCGACGAGCCGTACATCAAGGTCCCGAAGGACGGCGTCGGCGCCACGAACGGCTGGGAGTGGAAGAAGGGGCCCTACGAAGGGCCCGACCAAGCGCGCTACGACCGCTGCCACGCCCTCCGCAAGGCGATCGAGGGCGGCGCCTTCGAGCACGTGCTCCTCGACTCATTCGGAGACCACGCCAACATCACCGTCCGCCGCGACGGCATCGAGGTCGAGTTCTACGACCACGACTGACCGCAGCACGAAGCCCCGCACCAGCACGGTGCGGGGCCGGAGAAGACGAGGGAGGGGAACGGTGTCAGGACTTCGGCGACTCGGCGCGTTGACGACGACGCCAGGCGTTGACCTCGCGCGTCACGTACATGCGGATGTCCGCAGCTCGCGCGATGCCCTTCTCCTCGCAGAGCCGGCCGTAGTCCTCCCACACATCGTCCTCGATGCGGACCATGCGTCCGGGGGTTCCCTTCGTCGTCATGCGGACAGGGTAGCTGACCTTTCACTGGCTACACACCCCCTGCGGCCTGCCTGTATGCCGAATGTGTTGCGGGTGACTATACACCCTGGGGTAGTATTGGGGTCAGGTAAGGCGCTCGAACAACCGCCCTGAACAGGGGCGTTCATCGACATGCCCTGACCAGCACAAACACGAAATGAGATCACGTGAGCCTCGACGCGCAAGACTGGGTCTGGGAGCACTCGGCTTCCAAGAACACGGCACGTCTCGTGCTGCTCGCCATCGCCGACAAGGCAAGCGGGGCGGACGTATCCGCATACGCCGGCACGACCTTCTTGATGCGCCGCAGTCGCGCCTCCCGAACCTCCGTGATCAAAGCGGTCGACACACTCATCGAATCCGGCGAACTGGAGATCGTCCTAGGGTCCACCGGGCCGCACGGAGAGACCCGCTACCGCATCCCCGGAGCCAAGGGCCACACCCGCAAGGGGGGTACAGATTCTGTACCGGTACAGAATCCGAACCGGTCCGGAAAGAAGACCCCCAGGGGTACAGAATCCGCACCGGGGGGGTCCGGAATCCGTACCGGTAGGGGTCCAGAATCTGCACCCCATAACGCAGTAAACGCAGAACACGCAGATACAACCCAGGAGAGGGAGCAGGCCGCCTCTCAGCGACCGACACCTGTCGCTGATCTAGACGCTTACGCGCCCTCCCCGATCGACGTCGACGGCTTCGAACTCACCGACGCAATGCGCGCCTGGGCACTCCGCACCTTCGGCCCCGGCCTCGACCTCGACTACGAAACCGCACAGTTCCACGACCACTTCCGCGCCCAAAACACCCGCCGCCCCAACTGGCCGGCCGAATGGCAGAAGTGGATACGCCGCTCCGCCAAGTTCGCATCCGAGCGCGCCACCCGCGTCCCCCTCCGCGCCGTCTCCGGCGGCTGGCAGCCCTGGAAAAACCCCACCAACCAGGACGACTACGACCAGCCCTTCTTCGACTAGGACCCACCAATGAGCGACATCGACCTCACCAACTGGCTGCCCATCCTCGAAGCCCACAACATCGACCCCGAACTCATCAACAGCGACCCCGCCACCTGGGTCGGCGAACCCGGCTTCCACGCACGCCGCGGCATCCTCACCGCCGAAACCAAAGTGCCGTTCATCTACCACACCGCCCTCCCCGACCACCCCGACGTCCAGGCCTGGGCCACCAGCTACCTCAACACCAACCAGAACATGAACAGCAAGAGCACCCCCCACCACCGCTCCCTGCTGCTCCTCGGCCCCACCGGCGTCGGCAAAACCCACCAGGCCTACGGCGCCCTCCGCTACCTGTCCGCCGCCGACACCCACACCGCATGGACCGCGACCAGCGCCGCCGACATGTACGCCTCCCTCCGCCCCCGCGCCGGCGTCGACTCGGAGACCGAGTTCCGGAAGTACGCCCACACCCAACTGCTGATGATCGACGACCTCGGCGCCGCGAAACCGTCCGAGTGGATCGAAGAGATCAACTTCCGGCTGATCAACCACCGGTACGAGAACCGACTCCCGACGATCATCACGTCGAACGTCCTCCCGAAGGAACTCACCGAACGCGTCGGAGAACGCGTCGCCTCCCGCCTCGTCGGCATGTCCGACCGCATCGTCATCCGCGGCGAAGACCGCCGGAAGCAGGCAGCCGCATGAACCTCACCGAGCAGGACGTCCGCGAACTCCGCAAACAAGGCGACCTCACCCGCCTCATCAAACAAGCCCGCGCCGAAGCCCACGCCGAAAACGCCCGCCGCCGCGCCCTCGTCCTCAAACACCCCGACCTCGCCGAACAACTCACCCAACCCCCCATCAACCACACCACCCCCCAGCACTGGACCGGCTACATCCCACCCGCCCACGACCCCGAGACCTTCGGCGGCGGCCAGCCCCTCAACACCAGCCCCATACGCGCAGCCCTCGCCGCCCTACTCGAAGAAGCCGAACGCCGCGCCGGCACCGTCCACGCCCGCCGCTACACCGAAGCCCAGGAGACCGCAGCATGAACGCCACGCCCGAGGTGACCGTCAACATCACCCGCTACACCGTCAGCGCCCTCCCCGCCGACAACATCAACCACAAGCACTACGCCCTGCACGTCGAACTCACCCGCGGCGGCTGGATCGTCCACGACCAGCACGGCGGCTACGACATCGACGGCGACTGGGCGCCCGGCCTCGCCGTCGCCCACAAGTTCGCCGACTACGAGGACGCCCTCGCCCTAGCGAAGAAGCTCGCACCGAACGTGACCGTCAACGGCTACACCGTCACCGACGCACTCCGCATGGCAGCCAAGCGAGCGGAGGCCACCCGATGAGCCCCCTCGACCGGCTCCTCGCCGAAGCCATCCCGATCCGGCCCGCCAACCCCCACCGGCAGCCCTGGACCCAACAGCAGCAAGACGCCCACTGGGCCGCCCTCTGCCACGCCGTCGGCACCCCCGACACCCCCAGGCCCAACGAAACCGCCACCGCCCGGCAGACAGCCGCCTGAGCCGCCCCCGTCACCACCACCCGGCACACCCACACACACGGAGACCCACGTGACCACGTACCGCACCGAGTTCGGCCCCGCCTGGCCCGTCCCGCCGATCACCGTCGACTTCACCGACCGCACCGCCGCGGCGCGCAAGGTCGCCGAGCACGCCATCCCGCACCTGCGCCCGGTCCTCGCCGCCAAGGGCCGCCCCGAGTTGGCGGACTGCTTCTTCCAGACGAACCGGGAGCTGACCGCCGGCCAGTTCATGTGGCTCGACCTGACGGGCGAGAAGGCCGCCCGGTTCTGCCCGGCCCGCCTCACCCCGCAGCCCGACCCGATCGCCTACGGCCCCACCGGCTACCGCTGCGGCTGCGGCAAGAACGCGCACTCGAACCTCGTGCCCTGCGCGCCGGACGTCGACCCCGACATCTGCGGCGACCAGTACGACGACGAGGTCTGCGACCTCGACCCCGGCCACGACGGCGACCACTGCGCCAACGCCACCGTCGGCTGGCCCGCCACCCCGTCCGCCTGACCCGGCCCGTCACCCAAGGAGCACCCGATGACCCAGCCCCTCGACCTCGACCAGATCGAAGCCCACGCCGCCGCCCTCCACGAGTACGCGCGCCTGACAGAAGCGGACGCCCAGCCCGGGTTCGACCAACTCACCGGCACCGACGTACCGGCGATGGTCGCTGAACTGCGCCGCCTCAGCGCCGCTCTGGAGGAGATCCGGCACCTGCACAAGGACTCCCCGATGGGCCCCTGCCCCGTCTGCATCGACGCTGACGCCGCTGCGGCGGGCGGGGACGGCCTCGTGCCCTACCCGTGCCCGACGGCCCGTCTCGCGGGCGCTCAGGACTGCGAGCCGCCGCACGCCCGTACCGCCGCCCAGTCTGCCGCCCGGCCGTGACCACCCCGCACGCAAGGCAGCCCGGGCGTGAGGAAAGCACGCCCGGGCCGACCCCAGCCTCCCACACCACGACCGAAAGGACCGACGTGACCACCACCCCCGCCGACGAACTCCGGGCCGCCGCCGAGAAGATCCGCTCACTCGCCACTGCGGTCAGTGCGCCTGAGCCCGCGCTCCAGCCGTTCCATGCCGAGGGGTGCGACGTCACCCAGGGCAGGACGCCCGGTCTGTACGACGTCGCCAACGCCCAGACCCCGGAACTCGCCGACTTCATCGCTGCCATGGACCCCACCGTCGGCCTCGCCCTCGCCGACCTTCTCGACGACCAGGCCGACGGCGACGACGAAGGCGTGGTCAACCCGTGGGCCCTCGCCACCGCCCGCGCGATCAACGCCGCCTGACCGCCTGCCCGCACCAGCCACCAGCCCTGGAGAACACCATGACCGAACCCCGCGAGCACTGCGGCCACCTGTCCCCAGAGACTGGGCTCAGCGCCATCCGCACCGAATGCGTCCTGCGCCCGGGCCACTCCGGTAGCCACGCCGACGATGTCGGCTGCCGCTGGCGGCCTGTCGCCGACGAGCAGCCCGCCGCTCCTGCCGGCCCGGCGCCCGCCACCGACCGAGCCGCAGTCCTGTTGTGGGCCGCCGACCAGATCGATGCCGGATGGTTCACCACCGCCGCTACCGCCACGGCCGAGCTGCGTCGTCTGGCTGGCGAGGCGCAGGACGAGGTCGAGGAGCCCGAGACGGACGAACAGCGTGCGGACCGCGAGGAGACCGAACGCGACCACGCATCTGGCGACCACCGGTACTGCGACCAGACGTGCGAGGTGGAGTTCCCGACCGAGCATCTGCGGAACTTCGTCATCGCGAAGGGCTACCCGGGCACGAAGGGTGCGCTCGACGAGCTGCTGCGGCGCGCAGCCGTGGACCCGGCGCACGCTCCGGGCATGCCCTGCGAGCACGGATGCCGGGCCGCAGCCGACGCACTCACCCGCGAGACGCAGCAGGACGAGGCCCTGCCGCGCTGCACGTGCGGGGATACCGCCTGTGAGTCGGAACTGTGCGACTGCGACTCTGCGCCCTGCCCTGTGGACCACGCCGGCGAGGCGCAGCAGGACCCGACGCAGGACGGCGAGTTCGTCCCGCCCGTCGCACTCGGGCTCCCCGCAGGAACCCTGGAGGCGGCGGAGATCGGCGCCAACCGGCTCGACGCCTGGGCCCGCACCCCGAATGGCCGCAACTTCCTCGCCCACGCCCTCGTCCAGCTCGCCCGCACCGGCTGGCTGCGCACGGAGCCCGGCGAGGGGTTCGAGCCGGTCCGCGACCCCGAGCCGCAGAAGCCCGCCGTCGTGGCGCGGCCCGGCCAGCCCGAGACGGAGCCGGAGGCGGTCGTCGTCCATGCCCGCCCCGAGCCGGGCGACAACGGCATCAGCCGCTGCTGCGGGCGCCCGCCCCACGAGTTCGTCGGCGAGCGCCTCACCCGGGACCCCGACAAGGTCACCTGCCGAGGGGATTGACCGCAGTGTCGCCGGGGCCGCGTACCCCAGCGCGGCCCCACAGAAGCCGTCAGCGGGCGTCTGACGGCCGCACAGCCCACACAAGCCCCCCGCATCACCTGACCGTTCCCCACAGCCTCACGCAGGCGCACAGCCCCACAGGAGCCACACACGTGACCGACCGGATCCCCCTCGACCACCTCACCAGCGACGACCTCGACCAGCTGTACGACGAGCGCGACCGGCTCCAAGCCCAACTCTCCGACACGACCCGCGAACGGGACCGGTGGAAGTGGTACCGAGACGACGCCGAACGGCGAGTCCGCGTCCAGCGTGAACGCGCCGACCAGGCCGAGGCAGCCATCGCCTGCGTCCGCGCCATCGAGCTCTACCGGATGCCCGTCCTCGGCGAGCGGGGCCGCGGCATGCAGATGGGCTGGGACGCCGCCCTCAAAGCCGTACACGCCGCCCTCGACCAACCTGCGCTGCTGGCAGCGACCCAAACGACCGAACCCCAGGAGCAGCCCCGTGTATGAGTACCAGGCCCGTCTCGTCCGCCCCGTCGACGCCGACACGTGGATCCTCCACATCGACCTCGGCATGCACGTCTGGCAGCACGACGTCCGCATCCGCGCCGCCGGGTTGAACGCCCCCGAACTCTCCACCCCCGAAGGCAGCGCCGCCCTGCGTTGGGTCATCGACTGGTTCGGACAGCACTGCCCCGACGGCCTCCTCACCGTCCGCACCCAGAAGGACCGCAACGACAACTACGGCCGACTCCTCGGCACCATCACCGCACCCGACGGCGCCTGCCTCAACACCGAACTACTCGCCACCGGACACGCCGTCCCCTGGCCCGCCGTGAAGGAGACGGCTGATGCCTGAGCCTGAGCTGCACGCCCGGAAGATCGTCGCCCACGTCCCCGCCTGCGACACCGGCCAGCACATTGCGCACCCTGGCCTCACCTGCGAGCAAGCCGACGAGCAGATCGCCCACGAACGGGCCGTCTTCGAACAGTTCTGGGGCCGTCAGTACGTCGCCGCCCGAACCCTGATGGCCGACGTGCCGCCCGCACTCCGCGGACCCAACTGGAAACCGTGACCCCAGACGCGACGCGGCCCGCCGGACAGTACCCCTACAGCCGGCGGGCCATGGTGCCTCGAAGGGCGCCCCTTCGCGGGGACACCGACGCTACGCCCGCGCCACCCGGAACGGTAGATGCATGCGCCCTTGAACCACACGCCGACCGGGCGCACCATGAACCCTCACGCCACCAGAGGGAAACCAGCCATGACCGAAAACGACGACCACCGCATCGTCAGCCGCGAGAACCCCGACGGAAGCCGCCTCATCGTCTCCGTGCGCCGCGACCCCGAGACCGACGCCATGACCGACGACGAGCTGATCAACCAATGGCAGCAGACCATCAACGAACACCGCGACCAACAGGACCGCCCCGCTTGACAGTGGTGTGATCCTGGATCTGCTGCCGGGCGGACCAGCTGCTCGCGCACCGGCAGCGGTTGCACGACGAAGCCCCCGACCTTCCCAGGCGTCGGGGGCTTCTCGTTGTCCAGACGCGGCTACTCCGCAGCGCCCTGCCCATCCCACTCGTGCGCGGCGGGGTCCCGCAGGATGATGCTGCCATTCTCCGTGCTCGTCACAACCAGCCGGTCGGGAGCAGACAGCAGCTCGTCCAGCGTGATCTCCAGATGACCGCCTTCCCGGTAGACGAGTGCCGCGAGGGCGCGGGCACGCGAGTCGGGCATCGGAGTTTGGATGGTGACGGTCTTCGAGTCGCTCACGGTCTTGGTCCTCTTCCTGGTCTTGTCCGGTCCGCGCCCTCGTCGCTTGCCGAGCCGCTCCCGCATGTACGGGGCCAGCAGGTCATACGGCAGCATCCGCGTCTTCCCGACCACCCGGTAGTCGTCCGGGCCGATCGGCCAGCCTGAGGCTGGGTCGCGTGCCAATCGCCGCAGTCCTTCTGCGGTCATGTTCTGGGCGATGCCGTCCGCGACAAGCCGTTCGGCGGCCTCAGTGAAGGACAGCATGGTGCGCTGCTCCTCTCCTGGCGTGTCTGCGGGCATGGCTCATCCTCCCAGACTTGTTGCGTTGAACGCAATAAGTCGCTACGGTCGTACAGCACCAACAAGTCGGCCCCGACCGGGCTCTCACACACCGGTCGGGGCCAGCCACCCAACCTGCCGTGAACAGGAAGGACAGCCGTGACACACGGTACAAGGACGCCGGCGCAACAGCCCACCCCCCGCGCCCTCGCCATTCAGACCGCCGCGCAAGCCGCCGACGCCCACCAGGCCGCGCCCGACACGAACACGCTGCACCGCATGCAGTCCGCCGTGCGCACCGCACAAAACCTCGGCGCCAGCCCCGCCGACATCCGCGCCGCCAGGGCCACCCAATGAGCGCGCCCGTCTGCAACGGCTGCGGCGGCCGGGGCGGCTTCCCCGAAACCACCATCAACCCCGACGGCAGCCAAGTCACCGTCTTCCGCCCCTGCCCCACCTGCGGCGGACGCGGCACCCGCTAACCCCACCAGCCGCCGGGCTGGCGGTAACCGTCCCCCCGTCCCGCCAGCCCGGCACCCAACCACCCCAAGAGAGGAACCTGATGGGCCTGTTCCGCAGCACCGCCAAGACCGCCGACGTCACCTGGACCGACACCGCGACCGGCGCGCAGCACACCACCGAGGTCACCGTCGCCAACGGCGGCACCTACGAGGGCGCCGGGCGTGCCGTGATCGCCGCTGCCGATCTGGGCGGCTTCCACAACAAGGACCGTGTCCGCATCGACAGCATCCGCGACAAGAGCTGACGGCTGACCGCGGCGCGCGTCCCCCGGACGTGCGCCAAGGAGAACCGCCAGCCACCCCAACCCGAGAGGAGACCCGCATGCGACGCGCTTTCCACAGCCCACTCGCCAGATGGGGCTTCACCGCATGCGCCCTCCTCGCCTGGACCACCCACCAAACCTGGCCCGCCGCCATCACCACCGCCATCGCCTACTACGCCTGGCGCGCACCCCGCAGCCGACGCGCATCACAGAAGGGACAGCAGCAGTGACGACCACCCGCAAGCGGCGCAGCTCGCCGCTCCTCTACCCGGCGGTCTTCCTGTCGCTAGCCTCCCTGGCCTGGACGACCTGGAGCCTCGTCGACCTCCTCGGCACCGGCTGGATCGGCTTCACCGTCGCCGCCGGCTCCGACATCGTCTGGGGTTCCGTCATCATCGCCGAAGCCCGCGGCCTCCGAATCGCCGGCAGGTCGTGGATCGTCCCCGCCCTCGGCTGGATCACCCTCGTCATCGTTGCCGTGTTCCTCGCCTCCCACGGCATCGCCCGCGGTTCGATCGCCATGGCCGCCGCCGGCCCGTTCCTGCCGTTCGGCGCGAAGGTCGTCTGGGCGCTGACCCTCGCCGACATGCGCGACCCCGCAGCCCTCACCCACGACGAACTCCACACCCTCGCCAGCATGGAACGCGGCATGGTCTTCGAGGAGGCCGAGCACGACATCCGGATGCGGCAGCAGCGCATGCGCGCCGAACTCCTCATGTCCGAAGTCGCCACGGACTTTGACATCGAGGTGATGCGGCAGGACCGCGTCCGTGACCTTCGCCGCCGCGCCCCGCTCGCCATCACCGCGAACACGGAGCCGGCCCCGAACACGGCCCCGGCCGAACCCACGTCCGAACAGTTCGCGCCCGCCCCGAACCCGATCGCGAACACCAACCCGAGCAGCCCGAACACGGTCCGCGAACAGCTCGCGAACAAGGCGTTCACCAGCCCGAACCCTGTTCCCGAACCCGATCAGGCGAACACGAACACGAACAGCGAACCGCCGAGCATCACCGACCTCGTTCGCGAACAGATCGCCCTCACACCGAACAACGCGACCGCCGTCCGCAACATCCTCGCGGTCCGCCCCGACGCCAACAAAGACAGCGTCGCCGCCACCGTCCGCCGCGAGCGCCGCAAGATGGAAGGCGGCTACGCATGAACAAGCCCACGCTCCTCCTCGTCACCGCCGCCGGCCTCCTCGCCGCGATCGGCGCCACCAACTGGACCCACTCCGCCGCTGTGACCGCTGTGGTCTATGCGGCGGTCGTGGCCACTCTCGCGCACGCCACCGGTAACCCGCCCGCCCGCACGATCGGCGCATCCGCGCTGGTCATCGCCACCTGCTTGATCCTCACCCTGCACGCGCTCCGCAAGCTCGTCGACGTCGCCCTGTGGCTCCTCAACCTCAGCACGCAGGGCGCCCTCTACACCGCGAAGGCCCTCTCATGAGCACCCCCAACCAGGTGTACACACCCATCCCGATGACGATGACGGGCGAGCCGACGACGCCGAGCACCTACAAAATCCCCTGGTCACAGCCCTACAAGCCGTCGTCGTCATCGTCGTCGTCACGGGCGTGGCAAACCTGCCTGTACTGCGCCACCACGATCGGCCGGTGGATGTCCCGCCGCCGCTACGAACTCGCCCCCGCCGGCGGCACCAGCCTCCTCACCCTGCTCGGTCTCGCCCAGGACGGCATAGGCCCTGCCCTCGCCTACGGCGCGCTCGCCGCCGCTTCCGGCGCGGGCTCGGTCCTCGGCCTGAAGCACAAGAACCAGCTCGTCACCCACGTCGGCGCGGCCGGGTTCATCGCCCTGGGCGACATCACGACCGCGGTTGCTGCCGGGGTGTCGTGGCCGACGGTGACCGCATGGGCGCTGTCCACCGGTGCCGCATATGGGGTGTACGGGCCGTGGCTCGCCACACAGCGCAACGCCCGCATGAAACTCCACGTCGACACCGTGAAAGCCAAGGGCGCCGTACCCGAGGCGCTCGGCCTGGAAGCAGCCGACCCCGGCCTCACCGGTGCCAGCCCCGAGGAGACCGCGTTGCGCCGCGGCTTCCACGCCCTCACCGGTGCCGTCCCGTTGGCCGTCCACGCTTTCCACCGCATGGCGGACGGCTCCTGGTCGTGCATCCTCAAAACCCCGCCCGGCCGGAACACCGCCCCTGCCGTCCTGGTGAAGCGCGCCGGACAACTGCAGGCCAACATGGGCGCGCCCGGCCGGCTCACCCTCACCGAAGGCCCGGAGCCCAACGACCTGGTCGTGAAGGTCGCCATGTCCGATGCGCTCGCGAAGACCCTGGAGGTCACGGACACCGGGGTGACGACCTGCCGTGAGCCCGTCCTCCTCGGCCGGGACGAGGACGGCGAGGCGTTCCTGCTGCGCCTCCTCTACCGGCACACCCTCGTCGCTGGCGCCTCGGACTGGGGGAAGTCCGGCATCGTCAACCTCATCTTGAAGCGCCTCAACCGGTGCGAGGACGTCGACCTGTACGGCATCGACATGAAGCCCGGCGCGCCCGAGCTTGGGCCGTGGCGGGGCCGTATGGAAGCCCTCGCGACGAACGCCGAGCAGGCCCGCGGGTTGCTGGAGTGGATCCGCTCCGAGTGCGACCGGCGTGGCGCGATCCTCGCCGAACTGTCCCGGAAGGCCATGGCCGAAGGGCGCGGCCCGGTCCGTAAGTGGGTGCCCGGAGAGCACGGCACGGCCATCTTCGTGGTGACGGACGAGCTCGCCGAACTCGTCCGGCAAGACGCCGAACTCGCCGAACTGTACGAGTCGCTCCTCGCCATCGCCCGATTCCTCGCCATCCAGTTCATCTCCGCCACCCAGCAGCCGTCACGGAAGGTCTTCGGCGGCTCGACGGACGCCCGCGGCAACTACGCCAACCGCATCAGCACCCGCGCCGGCGAGGCCGGGCACGCCCCGTTCATCTTCGGATCCGGCTGCCAGTCGAAGGGCTGGCGGCCCGAGATGCTCGACCTGCCGGGCAAGTTCCTCGCCCAGACCCCCGAGCACGACACCCCGCGTGTCTACCGCGCCGAGTACGTGTCCGACACCGACATCGCCGAAGAGGTCGGCTTCTACTACTCGGACGTCCGTGACACCGAGCCGCAGCCCGCGCTCACCGACGAACCCTGGGTCGAGGCCTTCGCCCCGCTCCGCTTCCCCGACGGCAGCCACGTCGGCCGCGACCAGTGGCCGGACCTGTACCGGCTGTTCGCCGCCAGCCCGGACGGAGCCACGAAGAAAGAGCTTGCCCAGACCGCGGGAATCTCCCGCGACACCGCCATGCGCGCCATCGACGAATGGACCCGGCACGGCGTCCTCGCCCGCCGAGACGGCCGCTCCGTCCGCTACTACCTACCCGAGGGGGAATCGTGACCGTCCAGCCCGACCCGCGACTCATCGCCGCAGTGGACGCCGTCTACCACGGCCCCACCAGCTACCGCGACGAAACCGAACCACCCGAGTACGGGGACGCCCCGCCCGTGCTCCAGCCCGACAAACGGATCGTGCCCGCCTGGGCCGCCGGGATCGCCGTCGCCTCCATCGGCGTCGGCGCCGGCGTCACCGGCCTCGGATGCGGCGCCTGGCTCGTCCTGAAGGGTCTGGCCTCCGTGACGTTGAACGGGGTCCTCATGGTGACTTTGCCGATCGCTGCTGCCGCGATGTTCGTCACCGCTGTTGGCGCTGCTATCAGCCGAGTCCGGTCCGCGGTCACCACCAACATTTACAAGGGCACCGTTCACCAGAAGAACATCACCAGCCGCAGGGCGAAGACCATCAACCAGCAGTGAGAGGGGGTTGTTTGACAGCCGCGCGACACTGGGATGGCACCCGTCGGTGAGGGCCGCGGTTGCTCCCCCTGGTAGACCCCGCCGGGCACCCCGATTCCGGCGGGGTTTACTGCTGTCCGGGCTCGGCGTTGTGGGTGGGTACGGCGCGGGCGACCCAGCCGCGGCCGGTGCCGTCCGTGGGCAGCATCGTCGGGCGGGCGCCCAGCAGCTGGCAGAGCCGGTTGAGGGCTTCCTGGCAGATCGCTTCGGTTCGGCCGCGCACCATGTACACCACGTCGTCCATGCTGGCAGTGTGCCGAGACGGAACGGTCCGTGTCGCCTGCTTCGCGGGGATTCGGGTCACAGAACAGCGACAACGCCTTCACGCCGTGTCCATGCAGGCGCATCATGCGCGGAACGACAGCCGCCGCATCAGGGGGACGCAATGCCCAACTACAGAGACGTCCAGTCAGCCGTCCGCGTTGAGAAGTTCCGGATCTGGTTCGCGTGGCTGTGCGGCGGCATCATCGCCCTGATCGTGGCCGAAGCCACCAAAGACATCCACATCGTCAGCACCATCGTGCAAGTCGTCCTCGCCGTACTGGGTATCGCGTTCACGATCGCTGCGATGCGGGCCACGAACGCCCTGAACGAGAAGGCCGACAAGGCACGCCGTGAGGTACTCGGCGACGACTACCCCGGCTGACACCTGGACGTGCAGCGGCCCCGCTCCGGATTGTCCGGGCGGGGCCGTTGTCATGCGGTGGGCGCGCTTTACGGTCGGACCTCGTACACCTCGGCTACGGCGCCGTCGTAGTCGCGTACCTCGAATCGACCGGTCGCTACAGCGACTCCGCCGCCATACTTGATGAACGCGTTGAGGCTGGCTTCCGCGCTGGCCTGCGGCATGCTGGCCCGGTCGTACCAGCGGCCGTTCTCGCGCTCCGGCAGGAAGCCGGGCGGCAGGTCGGGAGCGGGTCGGATGACGATGTAGTCGGGCTCGCTCACGTGGGCTCCTCGTCCGAGCGCACCGGGCCCGCGCCGCCCCTATGCACCGTGTAGCTCACCTCACCGACATCGATGGGACGCCCGGCCTTCTCGCTGGCCATATCCGCGACGCTTGCGCGCGTCCTCTCTACCCAGCGTTCGCGTTCTTCCAGAGTGGCCTCGTCCCACGTCTCTGCTGCCAACGGCGACACCGAGCCGGCGTCCATCTCCGTGTGGGAGGCGACGTGCCACTGTACGAAGACGATGTCGTCGTGGGGCTTGAGCGGGTGCGGGTAGCGGTACTGCGGTTCGCTCATGCGGTCTTCTCCTCGCTGCTCACCGGGCGCTCTGGCACGCGCGCGCCTGGACGTCCGACGAACCATTCCCAGAACTCGCGGGTGATAGCGGACCGGTCGCTGCCGACTGCCTTCGCTGCGGTGTCGAGGTCGTCCCAGAGGTCGTCGGGTGCGCCTCGGATGACGCGCTGTCGGTGCTTGTGGGCGTTGGCCATGGAGTAATCCTCTCAGGTGGCTTGCCACCCGTCAAAGGGTGTGCCATATTGGAGGTGGCAAGCCACCCGCTAACAGGGTGAACGGCACCGAGGGGGATCCGATGAGGCACACCAAGACCGAGACCCAGCACCAGACCCTCGCCCGCCTCATCACCGCCCTCGACAAGCAGCAGCCGGTGACGATCACCTACGTGAAGGCCGACGGGTCGGAGACCATCCGCACGGTGGAGCTCTACGACATCGTGGTCAGCGCCGCCGGCGACATCCTCCTGAAGGGCATGGACCGCGACAGCCAGGAATCCCGCTCCTTCCGGCTGGACCGCCTCGTCTCCTACACGGTTCACCGCACCGCCTACGTGGTCGAGCGGCCGGCCACCGACGAGCAGGACCGCCGCCCGGCCCACGGCCTCGCCACGGTCACCGTCCTCTACCCCGTCGACTGCCCCGCCACCACCCGCGTCCAGATCCTCGCCGACGCCCTCGCCGCCTAGGAGCCCGTCATGCCCCGTTCCGAACACCTCGCCGACATGTCCACCCGTGGACTCGAAGACGAACGCGCCGCTTGCCTGCGGTTGATCGACCCCCGCTACGACATGTGCAGCCCCTCCGTGGTCGAGTTCCACGCCGACTACGCCGACCGGACCAGCGACGAGATCGACCGCCGAAAGGGAGCCATCCAGTGACCGTCCTCGCCCCCGACTACACGGCCCGCGTCACCAACCACCTGCACCGGCTCGGCTGGACCGCGATTGCTACCTGCGACTACATCGAGGTCTACATCCCGATCGAGGCCGGCGCGCAGCAGGCCGCGGCGAAGCGGGGGGACCGCCTGTACGTGTGGCCGACCGAGGAGGGGTTCCGGTGGGAGATCCGCCCGCCCGGCTTCCCGCAGGGGGCTGGTGAGCTGCTGGATGTGCCCGGCCCGCACTACGTGCAGTTGGTCGCGGAGATCGACCACCTGCTGCAGCCCGTTCACTGAACACAAGCGGAAAGCGCTGTGAACTAAGCGCACAGCCTGCCGTTTGACCCCCGCCATACGCTCAACCCACCGCCACGAAAGGACCCCAGTCGTGAGCCCGCTCCGCCACGCTGCGATCGAAGGCCTGCAGTACGCCGCCTACCTCATCAGCTATCTCGGCTGGGAACCCTGCGGCCCAGACACCCACCTGCACCTGTGGGCGCACCTCAAGGTCGCCGCCCAGAAGACCGGCCCCGAACACGGCGAGCACCCCCAAGACGTCCACGGCCTCATGAGCCTGCTCCTCGAACAGCACCTGGAGGGCATGCTCCTCGACTGGGAGTCCGAACCCGGGCGTACCACAAGTGAGGTCCGCTCAGCGCTGCTCGACGCTGCTGGCGTCAGTCTGGCCCAGCCCACCGCCGCCTGACCGCCCGACACGACAGGATGGACCCCATGGCCGACACCGACTTCGGATCCCTGCCAGAGGCTCCCCCAGGATTCGTCTGGGTCGACGGAACCTCGTGCGTTCGCGTCGCCGATATCCAGGCGGTACAGGACAACTACCTGTCAGTCTCAGTCTTCGTTCGCGGGTGGGCGACGCCAATTGAGGTTGACGCCCCAGGCGGCACAGGGCCGGACGTAGCAGCCGCGCTACTCGACCGCATGCGCGCCGTTAGCGCCTGACCCCTGCATGGCCGAAGCCCCCGACCCTGACGCCCAGACAGAGACGGGGGCTTCTCCCTGCGCGCGCCCTCAGCCGCCACCCCGGTTGCACGCATCGTTACCATCAAACCACGCCCAACAGGTAACACGCGAGCAACAGGGAAGGGGCCTCGTGACCGCCAGCAACGACACCCCCGAATACCACCCCACCGACCGGCCACGAGACGGCAACGGCAAGTTCCAGCGGTCCATGAAGACCGTCGAGAGGGACGCCGCCGCAGCTCAGTACCTCGCCGACAACCCCGGCACCCGCTTCCAGGAGTTGGCCGACCGCTTCGGGTTCTACGACCGCGGCGAAGCCTGGCGCGCCGTCCAACGCGCCAAACGCGACGTCCTCAAGCCGGCCGTCGACAAGCTCATCCAGACCGAGTCCGAGCAGCTCGACCAGCTGTACGTCATGGCGATGGAGATCCTCGAACGGAACCACGTCATGGTCTCCCACGGCCGGGTCGTCTACGGCGACGACGGCGAACCGCTCCTCGACGACGGACCCCGCCTGCAGGCGATCCAGACCGCGCTCAGGATCCGGGACCAGTACCAGAACCTGCACGGCCTGAAACAGCCGGCCAAGACCGAGATCAGCGGCGGCGTGAAGTACGAGCTGGTCGGAGTGGACCCGGAGAGCCTTGCATGAGGGCTCAACTCGCACCAGGAGCAGGGCGGTTGAGCTGCGGAAACGGTAGAATCATGAGCAACAGAGGACCCCGGCGACGGCGGCAACCGTCCCGGGGCATGGCCGACTGTCTAGGAGTCGACGTGAGCGAGCGTACCTGTTCTCAGGATGGATGCGGCAGGCCCCACAAGTGCCGGGGGCTGTGCGATACCCACTATGCCCAACTGCGTCGTACAGGGCTCCCAGATCGTCCTCCGCGCGTCTGCTCGGTCGAGGGCTGCGGACGAAAGCACAACACAGGCGGCTACTGCTACACGCACTACCTTCGTGTGAAGAAGACGGGCTCCGCGGGCGCTTCGGAGATCCGGAAGTACGTCTCCACCGTGATCCGCGACAGCCAGGGGCGCAAGCTTTGCAGGCTCTGTCAGCAGTGGAAGACCCTGGACAACTACCAGGCGTCGAAGACGTGCGCTGACGGCCTCAACCCACGCTGCAAGCGGTGCATGCGAAACCGAAAGCTCGTTGAGAACTTTGGAATCACCCTCACCCGCTACGAGGAGATGGCGGCAGCACAGAGTGGGGCGTGTGCAGTCTGCGGCGACATGCCAGAAGTTCTTCACATCGACCACGATCACGCCTGCTGCCCGGAGAAGGGTAAGAGCTGCGGCGGATGCATTCGTGCCCTCATCTGCGGCAACTGCAACACAGCGCTCGGCCTGATGCGGGACGACCCCGGACGCCTGCGCGCGGCAGCCCTCTACCTGGAGCGCCACCGTGAATGACGTCGTCGTCCGCTACGAACCACGCGGCGCCGTGAAGGAGCTCTTCCAGTCCACCGAGAACGAGATCCTCCTCAGCGGCGCCGCTGGCACCGGCAAGTCCGTCGGCGCGCTCATGTACCTACACCTTGCCTGCCTCTCCAAGCCGAAGGTGCGCGCGCTCATTGTCCGTAAGACGCACGCCTCACTGACTGCCTCGACCTTGGTGACCTTCCGGGAGAAAGTTGCGAAGGAGGCCATCGAGGCCGGGCTGCTCCGGTTCTACGGCGGCAGCGCGCAAGAGCCCCCCAGCTACAAGTACGCCAACGGCAGCGTCATCATCATGGGCGGCCTCGACCGCGCGACGCGCCTACTCAGTACCGAATTCGACCTTGCGTTCGTGGACGAAGCGATCGAGGTCACCGACGAAGACCTCGACACCATCGTGTCCCGCCTCCGTAACGGCGTCCTCTCCCGTCAGCGCTTGATCATGGCCACCAACCCCGGGCCGCCTACGCACCACCTGAAGCAGCGCGCCGACGCCGGCCGATGCCGCCTGCTGTACAGCACCCACGAGGACAACCCCCGCCTCTACCACGACGGTGAGTGGACCGAGTACGGCCAGACCTACCTGGCGCGGCTCGACACCCTCACCGGCGCCCGATACCACCGCATGCGCTGGGGCAAGTGGGTTGCAGCGGAAGGGCTCGTCTACGAGGGCTGGTCCGACGCCGTCCATGTGGTCGAGCCGTTCGACGTGCCAGCCGCCTGGACCAGGTGGATCACAGTCGACTTCGGCTTCACCAACCCCTTCGTCGCCCAACTGTGGGCCGAGGACCCGGACGGCCGGCTGTACCTGATCCGCGAGTGGGTTCGGACCCGGATGCTGGTTGAGGATCACGCCGACGTCATCCGGGAGAAGCTCCTCGCCGGCCAGCCGCGACCACGCGCGATCATCACCGACCACGACGCCGAAGACCGGGCCACCCTCGAACGCAAGTTGGGCATGGGGACGCAGGCTGCGCACAAGGGCGTCTCCGACGGCATCCAGGCCGTGCAGTCCCGGCTCAAGGTCCAGCCGGACGGCAAGGCCCGGCTGTTCGTGTTCCGTGGCGCGCTCCTCGAACGAGACGCGGAGATGGATGCCGCCTCCCTGCCGATCGGCCTCGCCGAAGAGGTCGCCGGCTACGTGTGGGCGGTGAAGCCCGGCAACGCCGGCGGGCTGAAGGAAGAACCGGTCAAGGCCAACGACCACTCATGTGACGCGGCCCGGTACATGGTGGCGGCATTGGACGTTCGTGGCAGGCCGCGGGTTCGTTGGCTGTGAGACTGTCGTAAAGATACAAGCCGCCGCGACGAGAGTGAGACCACGATGACCAGCCGATACGAGCGTTTCCGCAGGTCGATGCAAGTGTTGCGGAAGTTGGCGCCGATTCTGCTTGACACGGCTGGGATCATCCTCTTGTCGGGTTCCGCCATGCTCTGGTGGGGCGTGGCAGCAGGCTTGGCGGCGGCAGGCGCAGGGTGCTTCGTCCTCAACTTCCGGATCCACGAGGACAGGCCCGGCCAGTAAGCGGAGGGAGGGGCGTTGGCACGGACCCTCCTCGGCGCGCTGTTCAACCGCGCAGCCACCGCGTCAGCCCCGATTCCCTTCACCGGCCGAGCCACCACCGGCCGTCACGGCGCGTTCGGTATCGGCCGCAGCGCAGAAGCCCAGATGCGGGCCATGACCGCCACAGGCACCCTCTTCGCCATCGTCGACCGGACAGCGAACGCGACCGCGCTGGTGGACTGGAAGCTGTACCGCAAGGCCAAGAGCGGCAAGAAGGAAGACCGCGTCGAGGTCACTAGCCATGCCGCGCTCGACCTGTGGAACCGGCCGAACCCGTTTATGCCGCGGCAAGAGTTCGTCGAGACGTTCCAGCAGCACCACGACCTCACTGGCGAGGCCTGGTGGGTGATCTCCCGTGCCAAGGGCGTCAAGCTGCCGCTGGAGATGTGGCCGGTCCGCCCCGACCGCATGACGCCCGTACCGTCCCGAGAGACGTTCCTCGCCGGGTACGTGTACACCAGCCCCGACGGCGAGCAGATCCCGCTTGAGCTCGACGAGGTCATTCAGCTGCGCCGGCCGAACCCCTTGGACCCGTACCGCGGTCTGTCGCCGGTGCTGTCGATCCTCCCGGACCTCGACACGTCCCGGTACGCCGCCGAGTGGAGCCGCGCGTTCTTCGTCAACAGTGCGCAGCCGGGCGGCATCATCGAGGTCCCCAGCGCCCTGTCCGACGACCAGTTCGACGAGCTCCGCGACCGGTGGAACGAGCAGCACCGCGGCGTCGGCAACGCCCACCGCGTGGCGATCCTGGAGCACGGCAAGTGGGTTGACCGCACCATCAGCCAGCGCGACATGCAGTTCGTGGAACTCCGCGGCGCCACCGCCGACCGTATCCGTGAGGCCTACGGCATCTCGAAGACCGCCATCGGCGACTTCGAGGACATCAACCGCGCCTCCGCCCTCGCCGCGAAGGCATGGTTCGCGGAGCAGCAAACCGTTCCCCGCCTGGAACGCATCAAGGCTGCGCTCAACCACGAACTATTGCCGCTCTTCGGTGCGACCACGCAGGGCCTGGAGTTCGACTACTGCAACCCCGTCCCCGAGGACCCCGACCAGGAGATCGCCCGACTGACCGCTATGTCCAACGCGGCGCAGTCCCTGGCCGCCGCGGGCTACGACCCGCAAGCCGTCGCGCAGGCGGTCGGTCTGCCAGAGCTGCCGTTCGACGCGGACCGTGACCTGCTGTCGCGGATCGTGCGCGGCGCCCCGAGTCTGGGCCCGCTGATCCTGCCGATGCTCGGCTTCCAACTCCCCGAGGGCTGGCAGTCGCTCGTACCCGGCCACGGAGCAGCACCCGCTGCTGAACCGTCGAACACGTGGGATGACGCGGTGGCTGGCCTGCTCGGTGAGGACATCGAGGCGGCGCAGCGGTGGGTCGCGGTTGCGGTCGATGACGACAACACCTGTCAGCCGTGCCGCGACAACAACGGCAAGACGTACAAGAACCGGCAGCAGGCCTACGAGGACTACCCGGGCGGCTCCGGCTACGTGAACTGCATTGGCGCGCAGTACGGCAACGCGTGTCGCTGCAAGGTCGTGAAGCGAGGCCGTAAGGGAGAGGGCTCATGAACATTCAGCTGCCTGGTAAGGCGGCCTCCTTCATGGCCAGCCAGCGCGAGCAGGCCGCCAAGCAGCGCGCGCAGCTGGGTGTCGAGGCCCGCTCTTGGTACCGCATCACCAACGCAGCCTCGCAGGATGAGGCCGAGGTCATGCTGTACGACGAGGTCGGCGGCTGGCTCGGCGCAACCGCGGACCAGTTCATCGCGGACCTGCGCGGCGTGACAGCGCCGAACCTGCGGGTTCGGATCAACTCGCCTGGTGGCAGCGTGTTCGAGGGCATCGCCATCGCCAACGCGCTCCGCTCCCACCCCGCGAACGTGACGGTGCAGGTCGACGGGATCGCCGCCTCCATCGCCTCCGTCATCGCCATGGCCGGGGACCGGATCGAGATGGCCCCGAACACCATGCTCATGATCCACGACGCGTCCGGCCTGTGCATGGGCAACGCGGCCGACATGCAGGAGATGGCCGAACTCCTCGACCTCATCAGCGACAACATCGCCGACGCATACGCGCAGCGTGCGGGCGGCACCCGCGACCAGTGGCGGGCCCTCATGCGCGCGGAGACCTGGTATCTGCCCGAGGACGCCGTCACGGCGGGCCTGGCTGACGAGGCCGTGCAGACGCCGAAGCAGGGCGACCCCACCGCGCCAGCCGAGGAAGACGAGCCCGACATGGCCCGCCCGTTCGACCTCGCCGCCTACGGCTACACCGGCCCCCGCCGCGAGCAGCCGAAGGCCGAGACCGGGCTCACCGAGGACATCCGCTCGCTGATCGGCGAAGAGGTTGCCGCGCAACTCCGCGCAGCAGTCCAGCCCGTTGAGGACCCGGCCCCTGCCGAACCCGTCGCCGAAGCGGCCCCGATCGAACCCGAGCCCGAGCCGGTAGCCGAACCGCCGGCCCAGCCCGAGCCTGCCGCCGAACCCGTAGACGAGTGGGCTGCCCTGGTCGCCCACCTCACCCAGCCTGAACCTGACCCGTGGGCCGCGCTCGTGGCCCGCTTCACCAACAGCACGTCGGCGGCCCGCTCGGCGACGGAAGCAGCCTGAAGGAGGCAGCAGTGGCAACACCCACCATCCCGAGCAACGCCGCCGAGCTGGCGGAAATGCTCAGCGACCCGGCCAAGGCGAAGGACATCGTCGCCTCTCCCGAGGATCTGACGAGCTTCATCACCGAGTACGCCAACCGGCAGCAGGGCGACGGCACCGAGCTGCAGCGGCAGATCGACGAGGGCCTGCAGCGTGGCCTCGCTGCGATGCTCCGTGAGCACGGCGCCGACGTGAAGGACAAGGAGGCGGGCGCGTTCATCAAGCGTCTCGACCTCGACCCGCAGGCGAAGCGCACCACGGGCATGCTGACGTCGCACCGTCAGGGCACCGCCTACAACGCTGCCGCGCCGGGCGCGGCGGTGGACAAGCACTTCGACAACGCGATCGACTACGTCCGGAACATCTGGCACAAGAACCCGAAGGCGGACGCCGACAAGCTGGACGCCCTGCGCAACGCCGCAGGCTCCGTGTCCCCGGCGGACGGTGGGTTCCTGGTCCCGGAGACGCTCCGCAGCCAGCTGCTGCAGCTGTCGCTGGAGCAGGCCGTCGTCCGCCCCCTCGCGACCGTGGTCCCGATGGACTCGGCTCGGGTTCCGTTCCCGATGATCGACACCACCACGAACCAGGGCTCCGTGTTCGGCGGGATGATCGCCTACTGGGGTGAGGAAGGCGCCGCCCTCCAGGACTCCAACCCCAAGTTCGGCCGCGTCGTCCTCGACGCGAAGAAGCTCACGGGTCTCAGCGCCGTCCCGAACGAGCTGCTGCAGGACTCCATCGTCTCCTTCTCGGCGCTGATCGAGACGCTGTGGCCGCAGGCCCTCGCCTTCTCCGAGGACAACGCGTTCCAGAGCGGCAGCGGTACGGGTGAGCCCCTCGGCTTCCGAGGCGCCGCCAACCCGGCCGCGGTCACCGTGTCCCGCTCCGGCGGCGCCGGGAAGATCACATACCCGGACGTCGTCGCCATGTACGCGCGGATGCTGCCGTCGTCCCTGTCGCGCGCCGTGTGGATGTGCTCCCCGGACGCCCTGCCGCAGCTGCTGCAGATGTCCCTCACCGTCGGCACCGGCGGCAACAGCGTGTTCGTCGTGAACGCGGCCGGTCCGGCGCCGATGAGCATCTTCGGCCGCCCGCTGATCATCACCGAGAAGGGTGCCGCGCTCGGCTCCCGCGGCGACCTCGCGTTCTGCGACCTGTCCTACTACCTGGTGGGCGACCGTCAGGTCATGACCGCCGACTCGTCGACCGACTACAACTTCGGCACCGACCGGACCACGTTCCGGATCATCCAGCGGGTCGACGGCCGCCCCTGGATCCAGTCCGCGATCACCCCGCAGAACGGCTCCAGCAGCACGCTGTCGCCGTTCGTCGAGCTCCTCTAACCCCCCTTGGCCGGCCGCGGCATTAACACCCCGCGGCCGGCTTCCACCGGGCCGGCAGTGTCGCCCCGGACCCGCTCACCAGACGAAAGGAAACCCGATGTCTCAGAAGGGCCTCGGCCGTATCTTCAACACCACCCCGGCAGCGGACGGCGTGTGGATCGCGCTGAAGGGCGCGGCTGCCGGCGTCGACTTCTCCTGCTACCTGGCGGGCGCGGTCGGCGACACGTACACGCTGCAGGAGGCCAAGGACTCCTCCGGTACCGGCGCGCAGAACCTGGTGAACATCACCGAGTACTGGACGAACACCGGCAACGGCACCGACGCATGGACTCGCCGCACGCAGACCGCGGCCGCGACCGTCGTCACCGCGGCGGCTGCCACGCAGAACGCGATGGTTGTCAGCGTCGAGGGCACGTCGCTGTCGGACGGCTACAAGTACGTGAAGCTCACCAGCACCGGCGCGGGCACGGTCAACGCGATCACTCGTGACCTGCTGGCGCAGCGCGCCCCGGCGAACCTCCCGGCGACGGGCGCCTGATCGTGGCTGTGTGGACGTGCGCGGAGTGCACTGCGGACTATGCGGTCGGCCTGCCGAAGTGCCCGCAGTGCGGATCCACGATCCGAGTCGATGAGCGGACCCTGCCCCCGGAGGAGACGGATATGGCGAAGGTGACGGTGCACGGCGGCGCGTCCGACGCGATCGCCGACGAACTGAAGGCGGGTGAGGACGTATCAGCTGGTACGAGCTCCTCGACATCATCCGAGACGCAGCAGCCGAGCGGCGAGCCGAGCGAGACGCAGGGCCAGTCTCGTGCCCGTTCGACGGGGAGCCGCTCCGGCCGAAACCGCGCGGAGGGGGACTCTTCTGCCCGTCGGACGGCTACCGGTGGCCGGAAGACGGCTGGGGACCACTCGGCTGACAGCTAGCCCCATCAGCCCCTGACAGATCGATTCGGAGAGGAGGAGAGCATGACCGCAACCGGCTACGTCTCAACGACCGGCGACACCCGCAAGGTGTCCAAGTCCGGCGACACGATGACCGGCGAGCTGATCCTGCCCGACTCCTCCCCGGACACCGACCTCGCCGCCGCATCGAAGGGGTACGTCGACTCGAAGGCCGCAGCGGCGACGCCGTGGGTGTTCGACGTGACCGCGTCGGCCTATGGGGCGAAGGGTGACGGCCAGGTCGTCACCGACGGCGCCATGGCCAGCGGCTCCGCTGTACTGACCAGCGCAACCGCGGCATTCACGGCCTCCGATGTCGGTAAGGCGATCTCCGTCAAGGGCGCCGGGCCGACTGGCGTCACCACGCTGGTGACCACGATCGCGTCGCGGCAGTCCGCGACCCAGGTCACTCTCACGGCGGCCAACGCCAGCGGCGGCTCGGTGTCGGGCGCCATCGTGATGTGGGGCACCGACGACACGGCGGCGATTCAGGCGGCTGTCAACGCCGCAGAGACGTACCTGACGACCCACACCTACGCGCAGGTGTACTTCCCCCCGCGGCCGTACATCGTCGCCGGAGCGCTGAACACGACCAAGAGCGGCAACGGTCAGATCGTGTTCGGGCCGTACCCGGTCGCTGGCAACAAGAAGATCCTGGAGTTCCGGGGCGCGACCAACGGCGCTGCGGCGGTCCGGCACTGGCAGCAGGCCGCCCCACAGTTCTCGGGGTCCTGCCTGATCAGCCTCGGGGTGTACTCGTCGCCGACCGCGCAGACCAACGACATCAACGCGCACGGCAACCCGGCCGTGATCTGCGGCCCGAACGAAGCGTCGGGGTACGGCGGCAACGTCGGCGGCGCCGTCTTCTCCAACATGCAGGCCGTGATCAAGGATCTGGCGATCCTCACCACGCACTCCGCCTACGGCATCACCTACGGCGCCGCGAACCTATGGGGCGTCGCCAACGCCCACATCGAGAACTTCGGCTACGGCACCGCTGGCGTCGTAACCGGCAACGACTACGCCTCGCCTGGCACGTTCGGCGCTGGCCTGTCCGTCGGGCTGCTGCTGCCGGCGCCGGGCAACAACGACCACGTCATCGCGAAGAACATCTCCTGTGGTGGCGGCTACACCTACGCCTGCTTCCTCACTGAACACGCAATGGTGGACCGGTACATGGCCCTGTACTGCTGGGCCGGTCTTGTCGCCGTCGGTAGCTATCACGGCTCGGTCGGCTCGGTCCATTCGATGCACGTCATCAGCGCCTCGATCGAGGCGTGCACGCATGAGCTGTACATCGTGGGTGTCGGCTCGCAGGGCGTCGGCCCGACGATCTACGCCAACATCAGCACCGAGTCCGGCACGCCGAACATCGCCGGGAGTTCGGCGGCAGCCGTGAACGGAGCGCTCGGCCGGATCGTCCTCACCGGGCTGTTCACCGAGACCGGGGTGAGCACCCAGTACCCGACCGGGATCGAGCTGGTCGACGGCCAGGTCCCGCGCGCCATCAAGCGCAAGACCGGCGCGTTCACCTGCTCGCCGATCGACCGCACGCTGGTCTGTGACACCACTGCTGGCGGCGCGTTCACCGCGACGCTGCCGGCCGCCGACTACAACCCGGTCGAGTACGTCCTGCGGAACGTCGGCAGCAACACGCTGACGGTGGCCACGACCGGCGCCCAGACCATCTACACCGCCTCCACCGCCACGTCTACGGCCACGGTGGCAGCCGGCGGCACCCTGCGCGTGCAGGCCCTCTACAACGGCAGCGCGTGGGGGTGGTACACGACATGAGCGAAGTCATCGCAGGCCAGACCGTCACCCTGCTGTCGCAGTGGTACGACTTCTCCGGCGGCACCCTCACCAACCTCGACGCCACACCCACCATCGGCATCACCTCGGTGGCCACCGGCAGCACCGCGCTCGCCGCGACCACGTCTGGCGTCACCCACCCCGCAACCGGCAGCTACGGCTACGCCTGGACACCCGCCAACAGCCTCACCGCGGGCCTGTACCTGGCCACCTGGTCCGGCCTCAAGTCCGGCACACCGGTCACGGCGACGGAGACCATCACCGTCCTCGCCGCGGCCACCAGCGCCAACACGAACGCCCCGCAGGACGGCATCTGGTACGCCACCCGCGAGGAGATCAAAGCCGAGCTCGACGTCAAGGAGACGGCCCGCTCCAACGCCAGGATCGACCGCGCCCTCGAAGACGCTTCTCGCCGGATCGACGGGCTCATGCACCGCACGTTCGCCCCGATCACGGCCACCCGCTACTTCGACTGGCCCGCCCGCCCGGCCGGCGGGTACACGCCGTGGATCCTCCGCCTGAACGACTCCGAACTGATCGCAGTGTCGAGCGTCACCAGCGGCGGTACCGCCATCCCGCTGGACGACATCAACCTGGAACCCAACCGGTCCGGGCCGCCGTACTCGCGGGTTGAGATCAAGCTGAGCACGAACGCAGCCTACGGCGGCGGCGCCACCTACCAGCGAGACGTGCAGATCACCGGCCTGTGGGGCTACCGCAACACCGAGACGACAGTGGGCGCGCTGGTGGAGGTCTTGGACGCCACAGAGACCGGCATCGACGTCGACGGGCCCACCGCAGCAGCCATCGGCGTCGGCTCCATCCTCCGCATCGACTCCGAACGGATGATCGTCACCGAACGGCAGCAACTCACCACCGGACAAACCCTCGGCAACGACCTCACCAACATCAACAACTCGGTGACCGTGACCGTGCAGAACGGCGCCGCCTTCGCGGTCGGCGAGACCATCCTCATCGACGCCGAACGCATGCTGATCGAGGACATCGCAGGCAACAACCTCATCGTGCGCCGCGCCTGGGACGGATCCACCATCGCCGCCCACACGGTCGGCGCAACTATCTACGCACCCCGCGCCCTCGTCGTCTCCCGTGGCGCGCTCGGTACAACCGCTGACACCCACGGCAACGCGTCCACGATCTACCAGTGGGTGCCGCCAGGCGGGATCCGGCAGCTGTGCATCGCCGAGACGGTCACCGACCTGCTGCAGGGCCGCTCCGGGTACGCGCGCACGGCCGGTACGGGCGAGAACCAGCGCGAGGTGGTCGCGCGCGGCCTGAAGGATCTCAAGGACAGCGCGTACCAGGCTTACGGCCGCAAGGCCCGTTACAGGGGGGTGTGAGCATGCTCCTCGACGTCTCCACGCACCGCAGCGGCCCCATCTTCGACGGCCGCGCCCAGGCCCTCGCGAACGCCTACGTCAACCGGCTGGAACGCCAGCTCGCCGACGAAGGCCTGAACATCCTCAAAGAGGAGATGCACCGCTACTTCCGGCACCCCACCGGCTACTACGAGTCCCGGTGCACGGTGGTCGACGGCCACAAGATCTGGGATCAGCGCGTCGTGTACGGGCCGTGGCTGGCCGGCGTCGGCAGCAGGAACTTCCCGGTCACGCGGTTCAAGGGCTACGACCACTGGATCAACACCCGGCACCGGCTCAACGAGCGCAAGCAGGGCATCGGCGAACGCCTGCTGCGCCGCTACACGGGACGGATGTGAGCGGCTGTGGCACTCGATCTCACTACCTACCGCAGCGCCGCTCTGTCGCACGCGCAATCCCTGGGCCTGTTCGAGCAGGTCCTCGGACACGAGCCTGTCTCGGCGCCGGGCTCCGGTCTCGTCTTCGCTCTGTGGGTCAAGCGGGTCACCCCCATCCCGGCACGCTCCGGTCTCGACTCGGTGTCAGCCCGCCTGGAGCTCATGGGACGCCTATTCCTGCCCGCCGACACGGAACCACAGGACGACGTGGACGTGGCCCTCACAGGCGCCGTGGACGGCCTCATGAACGCCTACAGCGGCGACTTCGAACTCGGCGGCACCGTGGCGAACGTCGACCTCCTCGGCATGCACGGCGCACCGCTCGCCGCGGACTTCGGCTACACGAGCTTCGCCGGCGGCACAACGTACCGGGTGGCCACGCTCACCGTGCCCCTGATCATCAACGACGTATGGACGGAGGCACCGTAGTGGCCAAGACCTCGGGGCTCGGCGACAACCTCTACATCGCCGGATACAACGCCTCCGGCGACATCCAGCAACTCGGCAGCATCGGCGGCGGCCCCGCCCTGCTGAACATGACCGGCATCGACAAGTCCGCTTACGAACGGCAAGGCGGCCTGCGGGACGGCCGTATGGAGATGACCACGTTCTTCAACCACGTGCAGGCTGGGACGGGCACGCACGAAAAGCTCAGCGCGCTGCCCCGTACCGACGTCATCCTCACGTACTGCCGCGGCACCAACCTCGGTGACCCGGCCGCCAGTCTGGTGGGGAAGCAGGTCAACTACGATCCCACCCGCGCGGACGACGGCATGTTCACCTTCGGCGTGTCGGCGCAGGCCAACGCCTACGGCATCGAGTGGGGCGTTCAGCTCACGGCCGGTGTGCGCACAGACACGGCCGCGACGAACGGGACGAGCGTCGACACCACACAGTCCCTGTCGTTCGGCGGCCAGGCCTATCTGCAGGTGTTCTCTTTCACCGGAACCGACGTGACGATCAAGATTCAGGACTCGGCAGACAACGTCTCCTTCACCGACGTGACCGGGTTCGGCTTCACGCAGGTGACGGCTGCGCCCACGTCGGAGCGGATCGCCCTGTCGAACACGGCGACCATCCGCCGGTACGTTCGCGCGGTCACCGTCACAACCGGCGGGTTCTCCTCGGTGAGCTTCGCCGTGAACCTGATCAAGAACGAGTCGGCGGGGGTGACGTTCTGATGAGCGTCCACCTGTTCCGGCCCGAACCGCTGATGCGCCCCGAGGCCTACAAGACCTACTCCATGGTCTCCCCGCTCAGCAGCCACTTCCGGCCCGCCACCTGCGCCGAAGTCGACTGCCCGCACTACCTCAACGGCTGGCGCGTCCGCCTGGAGAACCTCACCCCGGACCTCCAGCATGCCGCCCGCAAGTCCGGCCGGAAGTACGTCGAGCAGCCCGTCGCCGCAGGCGAAACCTACCTCGTCTTCGAGGCCGGCCAGCCCTGCTTTAAGGCGTCGGAGCACCGGGCTCGTATCGACCGGCCTCCTTTGTACGTCGTGCGCGATGGTGACCACCGCGGCAATCCGCGCGGCACGAAGGCCCGCCTGTTTCAGCGGGCTGATCAGTGGGTGGACGACTTCGCCACTCATCAGCAGAGCATCGCCGACGAGATCCAGAAAGGGTGATCACCCATGGCGAAGAGCACCGGCCTCGCGCAGACCGCACTGTCCGTGGACGACTCCAGCGGCACCGTGCAGGACATTCGTAACGACATCACGAACTGGCAGATGGCCACCCCCCGCGGTGTCCAGGACGTCACGGGCGTCGACAAGTCCGCGAACGAGCGGCTCCTCCTGCTCGCCGATGCCAGCATCACGCTGAACGGCGTGTTCAACCCGGCCGCGAACAAGTCGCACGCCGTGTTCAAGACCGTGCCCAGCACGAGCGTGAACCGCACCGTGACCGTCACGGTCAACGGCGTCACCCTCGCCACCGAAATGGTCTTCACCGACTACCAGCTCACCCGCTCCGACAGCGGCGAACTCACCTGGTCCGCACCCGGCAGCCTGGCCGACGGCAACGTCCCGACCTGGGCCTAAGGAGTAGCGCATGGGATTCAAGGTCAAGCCCAAGACGTACACGGTGCGGTTCGAAGAGGGCCACGAGTTCCACGGGGTGGAAGCGCGCCTGTCCGGCATGTCCTACGGCGAGTGGGAGCAGGTCACCGGCCTCGACGGCGGCGAAGGCGAAACGAGCGGCGCCGACTCCGTGCGTCGCTTCGTCGACCACCTCCTCTCCTGGAACCTCGAAGACGAGAACGACCAGCCACTCCCGACCACCATCGAGGCGGTCAAGGAACTGGACCACGATCTCGTTGCCGCACTGAACAACGCCTGGATCCAGACGCTGATCGGGGTGCACAAGGACGACCCTTTGCCCGCGAGCTCGCCCTCTGGCGAGCCGTCCCCGGCGGTATCCGCGATTCCGATGGAAGCACTGTCGGGGAGCCTGGCGAGCTGACCCGAGCCCGGTACCTCCTCGGCCTGCTGGAGAGGTTTCCGGGCTACACCCTGTCCTCCCTCCTCGCGGAGGACACCGAACTCATGCGCCTCGTAGCCATCGAAGAGATGGGGGGCGCCCGCGACCAAGGAGAGGGGGTGGACGATGTCGGATGATGTAACGATCACAGTCCGGGTCAACAACCAGACTGCGGCCGGATTCCGGGACATCAACGGGCAGCTGCGCACCCTGGACGGCCGGTTCGCGACGTCGGCCGGGTCGATGCAGCGGTCGTCGAACAAAGCCAAGATCTCACTCGACGACCTCAAGTCCACCCTCATCTCGCTGGCGCCGGCCGCGGTGCCGGTGGCGGCGTCGCTCGCGCCGATCGCCGTACATGCGGGTGCCGCTGGTGTGGCGGTGGCTGCGTTCGGTGCGGCTGTGGTCCCGCAGATCGCGAACCTCAAGAGTGCGGCGGACGCGCAGGACAAGTACACGCAGGCCGTCACCAAGTACGGGGCCGGGTCGAAGCAGGCGGCACAGGCGCAGGCGTTCATCGCGGACACGCTGAAGGGCATGCCTGCGGCGACGCAGCGTGCGGCGGCCGGGTATTCGAATCTGCGGGACCAGTTCCACGCGTTCTCCGATAGCACGGCGAAGTTCACGATGGTCCCGGTGGAGCACTCCTTCGCGATCCTGGGTGCGGTCCTGCCGAAGCTGAAGCCGATGGTCGAAGGCACCTCGACCCAGTTGGACCGCCTGATGAAGGTCGCAGGCGGTGCGATTAACACGTCGGCTTTCGACGGGCTGGCGAAGCGGTTCTCCGACTTCGCAAACAACTCCCTGAAGTCTGCGACGGACGGCGCGATCCACTTCATCCGGGTCCTGTCTGAAGGCAACACGAAGGGCCCGCTCACGGAGTTCATGGCCTACGCCAAGGCACAAGGGCCCGCAGTGCGCGAGCTGCTGTCCAACCTGGTGAAGGCCATCGCGAACATCGCCCAAGGCGCGGCACAGGCCGGACCGGGCCTGCTGACGATCGTCAACGCCTTCGCGAAACTCGTCGCCGCAGCACCACCGCAGCTCATTGCCAACCTGATGCAGATCTACGCCGCCTTCAAACTGATCAAACTCGCAGGTACGGGCATCGGCGCAATCGCAGGCGGCTTCACCTCCCTCGCCGGGAAGATAACCGCCCTGCAAACGGCAGCCGCTGCAGCCGGCGGCGGCCTCGCCGGGTTGAAGGCGGCGTTCCTGTCGCTGGGGACGGCGGCGAGGGCCACTGTCATCGTGGCTGGGATCGCGGCTGTCGCGCTGGTGCTGACCCGGTTGTCGAACATCGGCAAGCAGGCGCCGCCAGACATCGACAGGATGACGACGTCACTGGGCAAGCTGGCGCAGACGGGTAAGGCATCGGGTGAGGCGGCGCGAGTCTTCGGCGACGACTTCAGCAAGCTCGGTGATGCACTGCGCACGCTGGCCCGTCCGTCGAACCTGGACAAGACGCAGCAGTTCCTTACGCAGCTGATTGGGATGGACTCGACGCCGGTAAAGGACGCCAAGCAGGCGTTCGACGGCCTCGACAAAGCGCTCGCCAACATGGTCAAGGGCGGCAAGGCCGATCTCGCGAAGGTGGCCCTTGAGGACACAATCAAGGCGCTGAAGAAGCAAGGCTTCACACAGAAGGAGATCACCGGCCAGCTCGACGACTACAAGAGCGCGCTGGCGGACCAGGCGCTGGAGCAGCAGCTTGCCGCCCAGTCGATGGGGCTGTTCGGGAAGGCGGCGCAGGACACGCAGGCGAAGCTAGACGCGCAGAAGCAGAGCGCGGACGGTCTCCGCCAGTCCATCCAGGCGTTGAACGACGTCAACCGCCAAGGCTTGGGCGGGATGATCGGCTTCGAGGCGGCTATCGACGCCGCGGCGAAGGCAGCCAAGGATAACCACGGCGCCCTCACCATGACGAACGGCGTCCTCAACCTCAACTCGGAGAAGGCCCGGAACGCCGCCAGCGCGCTGCAGGATCTCGCCGACAAGACCGACGCTGCCGGTGCGGCGCAGCGTGAGGCCGGTTCGAGCTGGGAGACCGTCAACGGGATCTACTCCAAGGGCCGCGCCGAGCTGATCAAGCAGGCGCAGGCGATGGGCCTAAACAAGGAGCAGGCGAAGGCGCTAGCCAGCCAGCTGCTGCAGATCCCGACGGATACGGTGTCCCGGGTCAAGCTGGACAAGGAGGATGCCCAGCGCGACCTGGAGACGTTTAACTCGGCTGTCCGGAAGTCTCCCGGTTCTAAGTCGATCACGATCAAGGCGTTGTCCAGTGGCGCCGAGGCAATCCTCAAGGCGGTCGGCTACAAGGTCACCCACCTGCCGAATGGACAGGTGAAGGTCTCGGCGCGGGATGCTGCTCTCGGTGTCATCAGGAACATTGCCGCAGCCCTGAACGGACTCAACGGCAAGACGGCCGTCACCTACGTGAAGACGGTCCGGATCGGCGGCACCTACGGCAACAAGCAGGTCCCCCTGTCCGCGCACGGTGGTTTGCTGCGCCGGGCGTCCGGCGGCACCGTGGCCGAGATGCAGCACTTCGACCAGGGCGGCTACATCCAAGGCCCCGGCACCGGCACCTCGGACAGCATCCTCGCCACGTTCGCATCCGGCGCCATCTCCCGCGTCTCCAACTCCGAGTACGTGGTGCAGGCGTCCGCGGTCCGCAAGTACGGCGTGGGCATCCTCGACGCCCTGAACGCGGGCCGGCTGAAGATTCCTGGCCGTGCGAAGGGCGGTCTGTCGCAGTCCGCGAAGGACGCCCGGAAGGAGTTGGACCGCAGCTTCGGCATCAGCTACTTCGGCCGTCAGGCGGGCTACCACAGGACGCCGTTCGAACACGCTCTGGGCGCGCCGACGGATATCAACGCGCTGGTCGACAGCTTGAATCAGGCAGCGGGGAAGATCAAAGCGGCGTTCTCCGGGAAGACCGAGTCCAGCCTGCTCAAGCACCTGAACAGCGTTGGCCGGGCACTGATCAGCCAAGAGAAGCAGCTCAACAAGGTCACCGCGTCGCTGTCGTCGGCGAAGGACAAACTCAACAGTCTGAAGGACGCGGCAAGCCAACTGTCCTCCTCGGTGAAGTCGAACCTGATCTCGTCGGCGAACATCACCAAGAACAGCGGTGAGGGCCCGGTCACCCTGTCTTCGATCAAGCGAGGCATGACCGTCTCCAAGGACAAGGTGACCGCCTTCGCTGACGCGCTGAAGAAGCTGAAGGCGAAGGGGTTCAGCGCCTCGATCATCCAGCAGGTTGCCGAGGCCGGTATCGACGGCGGCGGCCTGGAAACCGCGGGGGCCCTGTTGCAGGCCAGTGCGTCCGAGGTCAAGATGATCAACTCGACGCAGGCGCAGATCGAGTCCGCCGCCGGTTCGGCGGGCAAGACGACCGCGTCCGCGGTGTACGACAACGCGATCAAGTATCAGGCGAAGGTCGTCGAGAAGCTGACCCACCAGCAGGAAAAGCTTGAGAAGACCATGGCCAGCCTCGCGAAGTCCATGGAGAAACTCATCCAGAAGGCCCTCGGGCACAAGGCTGCCGGCGGCATCGTCGGCGCAGCAGCGTCCGGCGGCCTCCGCGGCGGCCTGACGATGGTGGGTGAGCACGGGTTCGAGCTGCTGGATCTGCCGGCGGGGGCGCGGGTGTGGTCGAACCCCGACAGCCGCAGGAAGCTCGCGGCCGGGCAGGCGCCGTGGGCGTCGATGCTCAACTCTCCGCGGCGGGCCGGCACCGCAACCGCGCCGGCTGCTGCACCGGCTGGCAGTGATCGGCCGATCGTGCTGCACGTCAGTCTGGGCGGCCGGGAGTTCGGTCAGTTGTGGATCGATGTGGGCCGTAAAGAGGTCAAGACCCGCGGCGGCCTCACCGCAGCTTTGGGGAGTTGATGATGGCGTTTCCGCAGACTGCCTTGCCGCTGCAGGTGGACATCAGCCTGGACGGCTCCACGTGGACGAACATCACCTCCACCGTGCGGGCCGAGCAACAGGTCCAGATCACCCGTGGCCGGTCGGACTGGGGGCAGCAGGTCGACTATGGCCGCTGCTCCCTGACTCTGGAAAACGCTGACGGCCGCTACAGCCCCCGGAACCCGTCCGGCCCGTATTACGGGAGGATCGGCCGTAACACCCCGCTGCGGGTGTCGGTGAACACCGGGTCGGTGGCGCTCGACCTGCCTGGCGGCGCAGGTGACTACGCGTTCACGCCGGACGTGGCCGCGCTGGACATCACTGGTGATATCGACATCCGGATCGACGCCACCCTCAACAACTGGATCCAGGCCGACTACCCGTCGCAGGGGCAGACGGACTACACCTACACCGAGCTGATCGCCAAGCAGGACGACAACGGGCAATCGTGGGCCCTGCACATGAAGGCAGGACGCCCGTACTTCGAGTGGGTCAACTCGGGCGGCGGGTTCAGCAACGTTTGGGGCACTGACGTGCCGCTGACCACGTCCGGGCGGATCGCGCTGCGGGTCACCCTCGATGTCGACAACGGCTCCGGCGGCTGCACCGTCACCATCTACACCGCGCCCACAATCGCCGGACCGTGGACAGCCCTCAACGTCGCCACCGGAACGAGCACAACGTCGATTAAGGCGACCACCGCCAGCCTGAAAATCGGTGACGCCACCACCAACACGTCGGGCTACGAGCCTTGGCTCGGCCGGGTGCATGCGGCGCAGGTGTACAGCGGCATCGGCGGCACCCTGGTCGCCTCCCCGGATTTCACCGCCCAGACGTCGGGGTCGACGGGCTTCACCGACAGCGCGGGCCGAGTGTGGTCGCTGAACGGGAACGCAGCCATCAACAACCGCAAGACGAGGTTCGTCGGCGAAGTCTCAGCCTGGACCCCGAAATGGGACACGGGCGGCTTCGATCCCACCGTCGAAGTGGAAGCCGCGGGGGTGATGCGCCGGCTCGGTGTCGGCAAGGTCCCCACCAAGTCGCCCATGTACCGGGAGTTCTCCAGCTCGGGCCGTATGGCGGCGGGGGTTTTCGCGTACTGGCCGATGGAAGACGGCGCGGACGCCACCAAGCTAGCGTCGGCGTTCGCGGGCCAGCCGTCGATGACGATCAAGCAGCCGGTGACGCTCGCCGCGTATGGCGACTGGGTGGGCTCGGACCCGATCCCGACGATCACCAGCGGTGCGCTGACGGCCACGGTGCCGTCGTACACGACCGACGCGGGCGTGACCACCACGATGGGCGTGTTCGTCAAGGTTCCGGCCGGCGGCGTGTCGTCCACGCAACGTCTGCTGTCTCTGTCGCTGACCGGGAGCCTGGCCACGGTCTCCGTGTGGGTCAACACCGCCGGGAACCTCGCGGTGCGCGGCTACGACGCGGACGGAACCCAAGTCCACGACAGCGGGTTCGGCACCGATGCGATCGTCGGACTGGAGAAGTACCTCGTCCTGCAGGTGCAGCAGAACGCGTTGAACACGCTCTACATCCTGACCGTCACGGATGTTGCCGGGTCGCTGCTCACCGCGATCCCCAACAACAGCCTGCAGTCTTTCACCATCTCGAACACGATCGCCTCCTACCAGCCAGGCCACGTCACCACCGTGCGGTTCGGGCAGGACGGCGGCCTGAACGGCACCGCGATCGGCCACCTCGCCCTCGGCAGCAAGAGCACCTCTTTCACCGCGTCGATCGGCGCGGTAGTCGGCTGGACAGCCGAGCAGGCATCCTCACGGACCGCACGGATCGGCAAAGAGGAAGGCATCGCCTCCTACCCAACCGGCGGCGGCGACGAGCAG